CTTCATCTTCATCTTCATCTTCATCTTCATCTTCATCTTCATCTTCATCTTCATCTTCATCTTCATCTTCATCTTCATCTTCATCTTCATCTTCATCTTCATCTTCATCTTCATCTTCATCTTCATCTTCATCTTCATCTTCATCTTCATCTTCATCGTCATTTTCATTATTTTTGTTAAACATTACTCCAATAACATCTTCTATATTTTGAGCACAAACATTTGTTCTAAAAATTTGCATTTCTTTAGATAATTCTGTTTCAGGTTTCTTTTCTACTTCTACTTCTTTTATATTTTTCTTATTCGTTTCAGGTTTCTTTTCTATTTGCACTTCTTTTATATTTTTCTTATTCGCTTCAGGTTTCTTTTCTATTATTTCTACTTCTTTTCTATTTTTCTTATTCGCTTCAGGTTTCTTTTCTATTTCTGCTTCTTTTCTATTTTTCTTATTCTCTTCAGGTTTCTTTTCTATTATTTCTACTTCTTTTCTATTTTTCTTATTCTCTTCAGGTTTCTTTTCTATTATTTCTACTTCTTTTCTATTTTTCTTATTCTCTTCAGGTTTCTTTTCTATTATTTCCTTAAAAATTTTCTCTTCTTTAATATTTTTCTTATTTGATTCAGGTGGATTTTTTGGAACATCTAAATTTGTCGTTCCAAATTTATCAAATTTGTAGTTTTCGTCAAAATTAAATCTATATTGTTTACATAGTTCAATCGCATCGTCATTTAAAGTTTGTAAATCCCCATCTAAATATCTTGCTATTACAGTCTTTTCATCTGATGAAATAAAAACCAATCTACTAGGTTGATGCCACCAATAATTTGTGCCTTTCAAAACCATTAAAGTCTGCTTTGTGTTTTTTTCTTGAATTTTAGGAATAATTTTTTTTTCTTTTTGACCATTTTCTTCATGTTTAGAATGAGATTTACAAAAAGCTGTTCCAGGAACAACAAGATTTTGGCATGTTTTACCCTCATTCTGACCTTTGATAAATACATAATTACACGTATTTTTGGTTGTAGACGACGAAAAAACAACCATTGTAGACGATGGAATTGAATTTTGAGGAGAAAAAGATTCCCATTCATTTGAAATATCAGGTATATTATATTTAGTTGATAAATCATTCAAAAACTTTTTAAAATAAGCATCGACATCTTTTTCGAAATTTCGCACTAAACTATTCATGTGATTTGAGTTTTAAATTCAAAATATTTTCAAAAAAATCAATTTTCTAATTTTTCAATTAAAAAACAATGCAGTTCTTTCTTATTACAATGTCGAGTATTTTTTCCATTTATATTCTTAATATTGAATCTTTTCAAAAAAGAAATAAAATCGTTTTTTTTTAATTTATCAATATTCATATTGTTTAATTCATTTCTAATTTCTTTTTTAATGTGATCGTCTTCTGAAGTTTCAACATCATCAGCATTTCCGTCTATACTATCATCTTCTCCTTCTGAATTTATTACATGACAAGAATCACCCCCCTTCTCTTCTTCATCTTCTTCGAAACCCTTTTCTACATCTTCAACATCTTCTTCACCCCCCCCCTTATCTTCTTCATCTTCGACACCCTTTTCTTCATCTTCTTCATCTTCAACATCTTCGACACCCTTTTCTTCATCTTCTTCATCTTCAACATCTTCAACATCTTCAACATCTTCGATATCATCGTCACCTTCATCTTCACCTTCATCTTTACCTTCTTTATAATCGTCATCGTCTTCACCATATTTATCTTCCTCTCCTTGAACAGATGAATCATAATCTAATTCTATGTCGTCATTCACAAAACCTATATCCTTGTCGCTTATAACCACGCTTATTATAACTTCTGTACTTAAAAGGGTTACAATAAAAGGCTCAAAATTGAATTCAACTAAAGATGAAACAAAAGAATTTAAAATTTTATTTATATTTGAATTTTTATTAACACCCTTGTTTGTTAATTTGAAATTTATAATAGCACTACCTTCTTCTTTCAAACATTCGTAAACATCTTCTTTATCCATTATACTTGTAATACTAATACAATTTTTTGGTTTTGTTTCAGGACTCCGAGCAAAACAAAATGTTTCATCTAAACATATCAATACTTCTTTATTTTTATTCGAAAATTTAGAAAAAACTTGTTGTAAATTGTTCATTTTTTATTCTAATATTTTGATTTTTATAAATAAGTTTTATATTTGGTTTTAAAAATTTATTTATATATAAAATAAAAATAAAAAATGACTTCAAGAACTAATTATTATAAAAGCGTTTCTCAAATTTATAAATTTCATAATACGGATGATATGATATCACCAAGTAATCTAATTCCAGAAGAAATATCTCCTTATCAAACTACAATAATAGATACTTCAATGTCTAATAAATATCAAGAAAGTGAAGCCACTACTTTTGACAATTCTGAAATTAGATTGAATTCAAATATTTACACAAGGATTGAAATACCAGACCAAGATACTTTACCGGAAATCAGTGAAAATTTTGAACAAAGTTGTACATATCATAATAAAAAGGCGAATAATAATCCGCTTTCATGGGGTCCTCCTTTCTGGTATACGCTACATAATGGTGCTTATTATTATCCTGAACATGCCAGTCCTTTGCATGCGGAAAGAATGAAAAATTTTATTATAGGTATACCAATAATGGTTCCATGTGTGACATGCAAAGAACACGCCACCGCGTTCATAGAAAAAAATAGAAATAAATTAAATGATATTTGCTCAAGTAGAGATTCATTATTCAAATTTTTTGTCGATTTTCATAATAAAGTAAACGAGAGATATAAAAAACCTATTATATCTTATGAAGAAGCTTATTCTATATATAATTATTAATTTGATCTACTAAGTTTCATAATTTTTTTATAACATTTTTTTGTTATAAAAAATGAAAATTTAAAATTAAAATTCGATCACTTTTACAGTTACCATGCATTTTTCTATATCTCCATAATAAGACTTGAAAATTCTTTCATTATCAAAATCATATATGTAATGCAAAGATTTTCCCAAATTATTTCTTCGTAATTCCCTTTCATCTACTTTAGAAATATTTTCATCATACACCTTTTTCACTACACCAAAATCGATAAACGGCAGTTTAACTATTCCCATATATTCGTGTTTTTTTCCCGAGACATCTATTTCAACATCATCTGGATTAAATCTTTTTAATTTGGTTGAAAGCAATGAATCTAATGGATATGGTAATAATTTGGAACTTTTTGGAGGTAAAACACATAGTAATTGTTGTAATGGTGTAAGAGGGCTACCCTTAAAACATCTCGGGAATTCAAAAGAATCTATATATTTAACTAATGTGCTTGCAGTTGGAGCATAGTGATATGGAAAATACCAACGCCAACTTGGGACTTCTTTAGTGTAATATTTCAAAATCCATTGCAACCCCCCTAAATAGTCATAAGATGCTTTTTCTAAATACTCTTCGTTTTGAAAAATTTCTTCATTATAACAAGATCTAAATTTATCGATATTTATTTCGTATTTATTCTCTGATGCATTATATGTCGCAGACTTTTCTAAAATTTTATCTTCAAAATATCTCGATCTATTTTTAAACTTTTGTTCCAATAATTCTTTTTCAGAATCTGCAACTATTTCTAAGAATTTTTTCAGAGATGACTTGCAAAAAAATATATTACCTGTTTTATTTCTCGTTATATGACCATGCGTTCTACCAACATTTTTCGATATTTCAATGATAACTTCAACACCGCCTTCTATAATTTCTATAGATGGAATATGAGGTAAAAAGTCATTTCCCGCAATAAAGCATAAAAATACAAAATCATTTATAACCCATTCTTTATTGAATTTAAAATCGAATAATGAGTCTTCTGATTTTTCCCATTTCATGAGATTTACTAATTTTTCACGAACTGACCCTATGTCTACTAAAAGAAAGTTATTCTTGTGATCAAAAGTGTCATCTCTTAGAACATAAAATTTTGAATAATGCGTGAGTAATGAAAGCATTATTAAATCAGCGTCCAGACCATGAATCACAAAGCTTTCATTTTTATCACCAAATTTTCTTATATAAGATAAAAGCTTCTGCTCACCTTCACTTGGAACTGATGAAGGTGAATATATAACTTCAATATTTTGCCATAATGGATTTTCTGATATTCGTTTTCTGATAAACCAATCTATATATTTTGATAAATGATCCATGAATTTCGTTCCCGGCGTAATTTGATTTGAATCAAAACTTTTATCATCATCTCCTCTTTCTAATGAACTTTTATATCTTCGTTTTCGTTGCTGACACTGTTTTGCCATTGGTGCAGGACCATCAACACATAAAATTATTTTCCTTCTTGGATTGACAGTCATGAGAATATTTTCTAATGTTTCGCAAATATCTTTGAAAACAAGCTGATGAGTTTTATTATTTTCTTTAATAATGACGTCATAATGTGGCTTAAATGAACCATATTTAAATACTTTTTGGGCTGAAGTGTGAAATAATCCATTCATATCAATTAATAAGTTATCTATTTCCAAAGATAATTCGGTGTGTATATATTTATCTACCTTATATATGTCTTCTGGAAATGTTTTTCTAAACCATGAATAAAATTGAAAAATGCCCATTTTTGTATTTTTAAAATTCAATTAAAAAATACTTTTTTTATATCAATTTTTTTTTTTAATTTCTTTTTTGTTTTTATTTAATAAATAAATGAGAAGTTTTACTATAGTTAAGATTAATTCTAGTGATCGCCGAGTTAAATCAAAAAGCGTCGGTGGTAGATTTCAATCGTCGAGTCCCGCATCTGCAGCTAAGAAAGCAGGTTCTTCGGTTTGTAGACTAAATAATATCAATTCATCCATAAAATTTAAAATAGCAATTAGAGAAACCACACAAGGTAGTTCTCATAAAATTTTTGCCTATAATTTCGCAAGAGTTAGAAATCCTATAACAGTTATGAGATCGGGAAAAAAAATTACTTATGAATTTGAAACCAAAGTTAAATCTTTGCATAGATCGGCACGTCATGATGGAAGTGATGAATTATGGAATCCAAATAGTAATTTGTATCCTATTATTATTGGTGATGATGATGATGATGATCCTCTTAGAGTCTTTCATCCACTTCCACCTCCACCTCCACCTCCACTTCCTATTATTGGTGATGATGATGATGATGATCCACTTCCTATTATTGGTGATGATGATGATGATGATCCACTTCCACCTCCACCTCCACTTCCAAGTGGAAGTGGAAGTGGAAGTGGAGATCCGGGTGATGATGATTTATATGACATATTTGATACTCAATATGTGCCTAGAACTGATAAAAATTATAAAAAAAAACAAGGAATTTGTCCACAACAAACACCTTTTTTTTGCGGAAAAGATTCACATAAATCAAAAATAGGTAGATGTGCCAGAAAAGCTCAAGATTGTAAAGCTGAAGGCGCAATTGCTCAACGCGGTGATGATAAATTTAAGTATGGAGATTTAGCTAACGACTTCTTATATAAAGCTATGTTACCAGAAGAACGTGCAAAAATGACAAATAAAGGAGATGATGATTACGAAGATGATTTTGAAGATGATATTATTGATGATATCACATCATATGACGATGAAATCGATGATGATACATTTAATACTCAATTAGTTGATGAAAAAAGTAAAAACTATGGAAAAAGTGAATGGTGTAGATCACAAGTGCCTTATTATTGTGGTGATAAATCACACCCATCAAAAAAAGGTAGATGTGTTAGACAGCCTAAAGATTGTAAATATAAAGATGCGCCTGCTCCATCAGGTAAAGATGATAATTATATTTATGGTGATTTAAGTGACGACTATTTGTATAAAGCTATGCCGAAAGAAGAACGTGCAAAAATTGCAATTAAAACTGCCGGAATTAAATCTGATTCAATACCAATGGTTAATTTGAGAAAAGCAGCTGATACAAAAAAAGCAGAACGTCTAGAATTTGATTTTACTGTTGCTGATAAAAATAATCGTAACCCTGTTAGAAGAAAAGCTAAACAACCTGAAAATGGTGGTGCTTTAAGACAAATAAGAGTTGATGCGTATAACGCAGAAGATTATGGTAAAAGACGAAGAAAGTCGTCAAAGAAGAGATCGTCAAAGAAGAGATCGTCAAAGAAGAGATCGTCAAAGAAGAGATCGTCAAAGAAGAGATCGTCAAAGAAGAGATCGACAAAGAAGAGATCGACAAAGAATTCAAGAAGAAGAATGTAAAAAATGATTTTAAGATTTTAAATTTAATATTAAATTTAAAATGAACAGGCAAATTAAAACATTAAATAAACTTAACAGCTCATCTGAAATAAGTAATATATTTAAAAATAACGAACTATCTGAATTACATGATTTTAAAAATTATTGTGACGATATTTATTTCAATACTCGTGATTCTGAAATAATTCTTAAAGATAATATTTACGACATTCTTCTTGATATAATACAACAAAAAGAACAAACAACTTATATTGCTCCGATTGGCTCAAAAATAACTTCCGATAAAGAAATAAAATTACCTTATTTCTTGGGTTCAATGAATAAAATGAAAAACGAAAATGATGTGAATAAATGGTTGGCTAAATACAAAGATGATGTTTATATAGTTGAGGATAAGTTAGACGGTGTAAGTTGTTTACTAATTATAAATAATGAAGAAATTAAACTTTATACAAGAGGTGATGGCGAATTTGGATCAAATATATCTCATCTTTCACCGTATATAAAACATATACCGAAATCGAATTATTCTTTGACCGTCCGAGGGGAACTTATAATGAGAAAAGATATTTTCGATAAAAAATATTCAAAAACATTTGCAAACGCGCGGAATATGGTTTCAGGCATAATAAATTCAAAAACCATAAAAGAGGAAGCAAACGATATCGAATTTGTTGCATATGAAATTATAAATAACGATAATTTAATAACGGCTTTAGAGCAATTTAATTTACTAAAAAATAATGAATTTCTGGTTGTAAATCATTTAATTTTGCATGATATAGACGTTGAAATTCTCACGGAAAAACTCTTGGGATTTAAGAAAACTTCTAACTATGAAATAGATGGTATAATAATTCATACTAATAAAAAATATAAAAGAAATATAAGTGGTAATCCTGATTATGCATTTGCATTTAAGGTTAGAATGGACGATAATATTGCTGAAACAGTTGTGGAGGAAGTTGAATGGAATCATACTAAATGGAATGTTTTGAAACCAAGAATAAAGGTTAAACCAGTGAATTTATGTGGAGTTTCAATAAATTATGCGACGGGTTTTAATGCAAAATATATTTTAGAAAATAATCTAGGAAAAGGTTCAATAGTTCTTATAACTAGATCCAATGATGTGATACCGTTTATAGTTGAAGTGAAAAAATCAACCACAGCAGATTTCCCAGATGAGGAATATCGATGGAATGAAACCAAAGTTGATATTATAGCTGAATCCGATGACAATTCTATTTCGAAAATAAAACAAATCGCTTCGTTTTTTTCTGATCTAAAAATTAAGTTTGTGAGCGTGTCAACGATAGAAAGAATGTTTGAAAGTGGATATGATACTTTACCAAAAATTTTATCCGCGAGTATAAAAGATTTTGAAAAATTAGATCGTTTTGGGGAAAAAATGGCTGAAAGAACATATAATAATATACATGAAGGATTACAAAATGTGAGTATACCACTATTAATAGGTTCAGCATCATGTTTTGGTTTTGGAATAGGAAAAAGAAAGGTTAAAAAATTATTTGAAGATATACCAGATTTACTAGAACTTTATAATACAAAAACTACTAAAGACTTGGAAAAAATGATCTTGAATGTTGAAGGATTTTCAGATCTTTCGGCTAATAAAATAATAGAAAATATTCCTAATGCTTTAGAATTTATAGAATCTATTTCACCTTATATTACACTTTCTAAAAAAGGAATTGATGTCAATATTGAAAATAATTTAGAGGGTCATAAAATAGTAATGTCAGGTTTCAGAGATGCAGAGCTTTCAAATAATATTGAAAAACGAAACGGATCGATAATGACATCAGTTTCAAAAAACACAACTATTTTGATAGTGAAAGATAATACAAAAGAAACGTCTAAAATTATACAAGCACGAGCTCTAGGAATTTCCATTTTTTCAAAAGAAGAGTTTATTGAGAAATACATGTGAAAATTAATTGGATATAAAGACAAAAAAATGAATTATAAAAAATGAATGAACCAATAAGATTATACCAAGATAGTAATGTTTCGCCGCCTCAATCGTTATTAGTCGAAAATTGCTCTATTTGTTTAGATAATTTGAATTCAACTCATATACACGAGTTAGATGAATGTAAACATCAATTTCATAGTTCTTGTTTAATAACATGGCTAAGAGTTAATAATGGATGTCCTATGTGTAGAAGTGTTGCGTCAAATAATTCTAATTTTTATAGATCAGAAGGAACAATATTAAGACATATACTTGCTTTTTGTAGAAGCAAAAAAAACAAGTCTAAAAAGTTAAAAAATATATATTTAAAATACAAAAAGTTAAGAGATGCTTATAATTTAAAAAATAAACAAAAAAGAGAATTTGTAAAATCTAATAGATATATATTTAAACAAAATAGAAAAATGAGTCGGGATCTATGGCGTTCGCGTCGCTCTTTTTTTAATATAAAAAGAGAAATTTCTTCATTGCCAATAGAGATTATAAATAGAAAGTAAAAAAAATTGATTTTTTTAACATTTTTTGATAAAAAAAGTCATCTTGATTATGAACAGCACAAAAACTGATATGGATAATTCTTTTGAATATAAGCAATGGGGTGATTGGGATGAAAATTCCAGTGGAGATGATATGAATAGCCTTGAATTATCTGATGATGACTATGATAACGTTATTGAGGATAATAGACGATATGTTACAGGGAAATTAAAGAGTTTTTCTGCTCCTAAACCTATCGCCTTGAAATCGATTGATAATAAGAATGATAATAATTATGACTCCAACAAAAGCGATGAAAAACATAACGATGAATATAAGGAAGTCATGAAAACCAAGTTAAATTGGTTGACAAAGCCAACAGTTGTATATGATAGTGATGACAGTGATTACGAAGAATCAAAGTCTTTAAAGTCTGTAATAAGTGACGATGACTATCCTAGTCTTTCATCTGAAATATTTAAACAAAATAAGAAAGAATTTGCGAAGAAAGAAGAATCTTTTTTGCAAAAAGAAGATGAAATTGATTGGATGAAAGTGAGTAAGAAAAAGAAGATTACGAAGGATGTTGATAATTCAGGTTCCTCATCTGAGTTCACTAAACCATGTCTAACTTGGATCGAAGGAACAAAATGTAATAGAAAAGGTTGCACCTATGCTCATTCTGAAAAAGAATTGAAAATCAATGACTGTGGTTTCAAAAATTGTAATATGGTGATCGAAAAAGATGGATATTTTTCTAATAAAAATATCGATCGATTCTGTAATAAGATTCATAGACATGAATTGGTTGATAACTTTCTTGAAAGACTTGGAGTGAAAAAGATCAAAATTATAAAGCATTCTATTCCAGAAGAATTGAATTACGCTTTATCACTTCTTTCAAAGGAAAAGTGCATTGAATTTGAAGGAGTCAAATACTTTGGTCAATTACAATCTGATATTATTCCAAAAACAACAATAGAAGAACCGAAAAAGAAAGAAAAGACTCAAATGTGTCGTTCTGTAAAGGAAAAAACAAAATGTCCTCATAAAACTAATTGTCGTTATGCACATAATTTTGATGAACTAGTTGTTTCATTATGTGGTTTCAATGAAAAATGCAGAGGAGTTAGTCAGGATAGTAGAGGCAACTATTTAAATGCAACAAATGGAAAAGTCTGCTGTTATAGACATCCATGTGAAACAAAAGATAATTATAGAAAGAGAGTTAATGTTTAATTTTTATTTTTAAGTAGTAAATACAGATGATTTTTTAATTTTATTAAATATATTTAATAAAAATTACGCTCTTTTTGAAACTTAAAAAGTTGTTTGAATGAATATAAAATGACTGAAAACAAAAAAATTCTTGAACTTATAATGATTGTTAAGAACTCTGGTGAAGTTTTGAGAGAATGCTTAAGAAAAAATCGCGAATATATTGATCACTGGACTATATGTGACACTGGAAGCACTGATAATACTAAAGAAATAATATTAGAAGAATTATCAAAAGTTCCAGGGAATTTATATTCCATAGATTTCGAAGATTTTTCACAAGCTAGAAATAAATCAATTGAATTATCATCAAAAACATGTAAATATTCTATAATTTTAGATGATAGTTATTGTATAATGGGATGTGATTTATTGAGAAAAAAATTACAAAAATCTAAATCAAACGCGTTTACAATAAAAATAGGAACGTTATCAAATGATGTTCTACTAAATGACTATTTTTCTATAAGAATTTTCAAATCATCAGTTGGATATAAATATAAATATAGAGTTCATGAATTTTTACAAGTGAAAAAAAAAGAAATAGAAGAGATCGATGACGAGAAAATTTTCATTGATGATATAGAAACTATTGAGCATAAAAATAGAAGTGTAATTCGATTTAAAAATGACATCAGACTTCTTTCATTGGATTTGAAAGAATATCCAACCGAACCAAGAATTATTTACTATCTTGCAAAAACTAATTATCAAATAGATAATTTAGATGATGCATTATTACACTTTAAAAAATTACAGAATTTAAAAAATATAGATAAAGAATATTATTTTTCATCCGTATACGAAACTACTTGTATAAATTTTATGAAAAGTGATGATATATTAAAATTTAAGAATGATCTTATAAATATTCAAAATAAATATCCTACTAGAATAGAACCCGGTTATAAATTAGCTATTATAAAAAAAGAGGAAGGTGAATTGATAGAATCCGAAAAAATATTAGAGTATTTAATAAAATTGCCTAAACCATCAAACTCGTTTACAGTTTTTGAATCCGAAATTTTTGACTATTTTTTACCTTATTTATACATAGAAGTTAAACTTCAATTGGGTAAAGTATTCGAAATAGTTAACAGACTTAAATATCTTTTAAGTGTGTATCCGAATAATCAACCTTTGTTGAATATGAAATATGCAATTACAGACAATATGAATATATCAAGTATAGAATTGAGTCAACAAAAGACGATTGTTTTGCACACAGGAGGTCAACAAATGATTTTCAAAAACTGGAATCCCCGTGGAGATAAAAGAATTTCTGGGTCTGAATATATGGCTATAAATTTAGGAAAGGAATTTTTAAAAAGAAATTTTAAAGTTATAATAGTAGGGTCATTTGAAGACAAGGGTGTTGACAATCAGGGAATTGTTGAAGGTATTCAATATATTGATTACAAATATTTTTCTGAATTTGCTTTGAAATATATAATCGATTATTTATTTGTAAGTCGATTCACATCAAATTTATTATACTATGATAATATTAAAAATGTTTATCTCTGGGTTCACGATGTTTTACCTATAATGGATATGTCCAAATGTTTTCAGACTCATAAGCACAAATTTAAAGGTATAATAGCTGTGTCAAACTGGCAAAAAAATAATATAGTGAAAACTCTAAATCTACCAGAGGATAGAATTATAGTGTCGAGAAATGCAATATACCCTGAAAGATTTGAAAATACTGAAAATATAAAAAAGGTTCCTTATCGTTTCATATACACATCTGATCCATCAAGAGGTCTTTCAAATTTAATTGAAGTTCTTCCAAAAATAAAGGAAAATTACCCTGAAACAAGTTTATATATATTTGCATTAACAGAAAATATAGATGTTTTAACTTTGAAAAAAATCAAAGAATTAGATTATGTCTTTTTAAATACACGGCTATCGCAAAAAGATATAGCTATAGAATTTTTAAAATCTGATATTTGGTTTTATCCTACAGATTTTAAAGAAACTTATTGTATTACAGCAGTCGAAGCGATGTGTTCTAAATGTTTGGTTTGCACAATAAATATAGGTGCTCTTAGTGAAATAGTTATAGGAAAAGGAATTCTATGTGATTATCCTATAAATAATGAAAAGATGCTGAATAAAATTTTCTTTGTTTTAGAAAGACCTTATTTGAAAAATAATTTTATAGAAAAAGCGTATGAATGGGCGATAAATCAAACATTTGATGAATTAGCAAATGATTGGATTGGACTAATAAATTATTAAAATAAAAAAGTTCTGTGATTTCAAACAAGCTATTAGTTTGAAATTCAATAATCCATAAATCGAATTATTTTATAAAATTTTTAATACCACTCGACACATTCACTTTAATTTGTTTTAATTTAGGTATTAAATCGGTTAAAAAAGTGTCTTTTTCACTTCCTTTTTTAGTAAAATAAAATGCCGGGGCTTCTATACAATTTTGGGGTTGTGTTTTGTAAACTTCATCATAATCATCTAAAATAAACGTATTATATGGTGTATATCTTTTATCTTTATAAATATCCCATAGCATGCTTAAATCTTTAGTTCCTTTCTTTAACTTTGAAGATAAAGAGCAATGATAAGAAAAGAATGTGTAATCTAATTTTCTATTAGGATTATTTCCAATAATTATATGTTCTATTATAAATAAAGCATAATCTTTGCTTGCAGCAGTCCAAATACTAACATTATAATTTTCAAAAATATAATCTAAAAATTTCTGTAAATGAGGTCTTTCAAAAATAACATAATAATCATCCATATTTTCAAAATCAAATCTTTTTGCTTTTTCCTTATATTTGCGAAAATCGAAAAATTCTTCGTCATCATCTTCATCTAAAACTAAAGGAACTGCATCAATTAAAGTTTGATCTATATCAAGTAAAATATTCGGTTTAATAATTTGTTTTTTTCCGACGGATTTCTTTAATTTAATTTTTCCATTATCTTCCATTTTTATAATTTATGAAGATTTTTTTATAACATATTTAAAAAGTTTAAAAATTATATAACAAAAACATCCAATGGCAAATAAGAGCAGCTTTAAAATGTTACTATTCAGTAAATATTCTGATCCGTCTAAAAGATTATTAGGTCTAATCCAAGAAAATAATTTGACTGAAAGATTAAATATAAATTTAGTTTGTATTGATAATGAAATCGTTAGAAAAAAAATTGAATCCTCTGATATAGAAATAAGTGTAGTGCCATGTTTATTGGTAGTTCAGGATAAAACTCAAGTTGAAAAATATGAAGGAAAAGAATTAAATGATTGGATTTCGTTTCAATTTCAACAACCAAATATGATGCAACCTCCACCTCATCATCCAAATATGATGCATCCAAATATGGTTCATCCAAATAATATGATGCAACAACATCCTCACCCAAATATGGTTCATCAGCAAAATATGATTCAACAGCATATGATGCAACAAAATATGATGCAACCTAATATGGTTCCCCCTCAACAAAATATGATGCAACCTAATATGGTTCCCCCACAACAAAATATGATTCAACCTAATATGGTTCCTCCTCATCAAAATATGATGCAACAACAACCCCTTCTTATTGAGGAAAATTTTTCTGAAGAAACAACAACGCCAATAGAGCAAATAATCGAAGAAGATGACGATGATGAGAATGATCTAGAAGAATTATCACCAATTACTGTTCAAGAAATTGTAAAAAAAAATAAAAAAAAAGAATCAAAATATAAGGTTCCACATCATGACTACAATGAATATGAAACAAAAAATAAAAAAAAAGATCAAAAAAAACTTGATTTATTAAATGCAGCAATGCAGATGAAAAAATCTAGAGAAGACGAAGATAAAAGTATAAATAAAAATTTTCCGAATATCATCTCGTAAAAATATTTAGAATTTAAAATAAATAAGTATAGAATAAAAAATGAGCAGATATAGCAAATTTAGTTCTTTAAACGATTATAAAAATCTTTCAACAATGATAACAAATTCTAATAAAGATGATTTATCTAATCTTTTGACACCAAGCGATACAAACACTAGTAAAGATAATACTTATATTGATTATTTCCAACAAACTCAATTTGTTGGTTCGAATAGTAATGATAATATGTATATATACGAATTTTTCAGTCAGAATGTTGTTAATTTTATATCCGATAAATGCACCCAACTTTTAGAAGGAATCGATGAAAAAGGTAGACAAATTGTTTTACCGGATAAAAGAATTTTTGAAGTCATGAATACTGTTTATTCTAGTTATAGTTTCCCAACTGGTTTTGATGCAACTATATCTAAAGAAAAATATATACAAAATATGATTGGTGATGTTATTGCAAGAATTGTTTATGATGTGAAAAATACTGTTCAGTATGAGCAATGCACAAATAAATATACGATCTGGACATCATTATATGGTGATTTTAATAAAGAAAAACTTAGACAACATGCACCAATTAAAATTTTAAAAAATAGACCAAATTCCTTTGAGTTTAATATGAAATATTGAATAAGTTTTTTTTTAGTTTTTTTTATTTTTTTTTATTTTTATTTTAAAAAAAAAATATTTTTTTATGTGTATAAATAAAAAATGCGATATACAAAAAATCATGATGGACTTTATGGATCACCTCAACAAATTGGGTATGCCATGCAACCTCAACAACAATTTTTTACTCCACAAGTAACTGTAAAAGATAATAAAGGTCATACATATAATGTTAATATGGACAACTCCGTTCCATATCTTAATTTAAATCCGAAAGTTGTTAACGATTTTCTAAAAATGGAACAATTTGCAGAAGACGCTTCTGGACGTGGTCCTGCAGGTCCTGGGCTTGCAGGTAATGTTCAACGTGATCTAAAACAATTTGTTTTAATGAAAGCGATAGGTGTTGATGATGACTATTTGGATCAGTTTAGAGATAGTACAGGTATTCCTAAAAGTAATAACGAAGTGTGGAAAATGTTGTGTAATTTTTACAATCAAGAATATTTACAAAAACAAAATGTTGGAAGAAGCACTCAATATAGATACTGGCTCAACGATGTTCTTTACAGATATGCAAGTCATCATTATCCAGGTGTTTCTGATCTTTCAAAAAATGCAATAGTATCATTCTATTTAAATAAATGTCATAAAAAAAGTTCTGGTTCAATTCCAAGTTTTGAAGAAAGAGCATCATATGTTAGTAGAACAGGTGCGGTAACGAACGAGACTATTGGTGATCAGATTAGAGGATTGAATCAATTTAATAAGGCTATGCTTAGCTCAAATGCCCCAATGCAATTGGCCGGACAACAACTCTTACGAGCAGCGTTTACTAATGATGGCAGAAAGAGAAAGTCCAGAAAGTCTAAGTCTAGAAAGTCCAGAAAGTCCAGAAAGTCTAAGAGAAAGTCTAGAAAGTCTAAGTCTAAGAAGTCTAAGAGAAAGTCTAGATCCAAGTCTAGATCTAAAAAGTTGAAGAAATTGGAAAAAGAATTGGAAGAAATGCTTATGCATTCGAAGAAGAAGTCTAAAAGAAAACCTTCTAAGAAGAGAAAGAGACGTTCTGCTTAAACATTAAATCTTAATTTTTTAATATTTAAATAAATATTAAAATAATCCCTATATTTTTTTTTAAAAATTAATTTTTTCTTCAAATAATGTAGCTAATGGTTTAAATTTTGTTTTTAGAGACAACATATCATGAAAATCATATTGAATTTTATTAAAACTTTCTCTAAATTGAGCTATTGTTAGATGCCCTCCATAAACTTTTAGAAGCCTCCAATGAGGAGATGGGTTAATATTCTTTACACTATCTTTTTTTAAAAAATTAGTAAACTCATTATATAGTTTGGTTAGTAAAAAATTGGAATGTTCATACATCGAAATATGATTATTTGCATTTATAAATGCTTTACAACAGTTAAATGAACAAAATATTCCATCAGTTATATAATGCGAATTTTCTTCAAATGTTATATTTGAATTATTTGATTTAATTGGTATAAAAATAAAATTCCTTTGTGAAGTTAGTAAAGTTTTCTTATGTTCCGTAATATTTTCTTTTATGATATACTTGTCTTTGCTTATTTCCGAATAATACGTTTTTATTCCTTTATTAGACACATATCTAATTGGACATCCAATAGGATCGGATTGAAAAGGATGCTTACACCAAAAACAATTGTAATTTAAATTTTTCACATTATCACCAGAAGTGAAATCAATCATTGATACATAGCATTGATATAATCTTTTAGTTTCATCTAAGAATGAAATTGAATCAGGTTGACTGTTCGAATAAATATCATTTAATTCTGAAAGTTTTGTAGTATTTATAGGCTGATCATCATTTTGAGACAAATTAGACATGATACTTATACCATATTTTTGATCAATTTTATCTGTGTTAATATTCTTCAAAACAAAATTATATTTTTTACTTTTTCTAGTCTTTTTTACAACACTGCTCATTATATATTATTTTTAAAAACGTTTTTTAGATTTTTTTTTCATTTTTTTATTTCATTTTAATAAAATGAAAAACTCACTTATTCTTTCTATAAATATTGGCCTTTTGATATCTTATATATTTACATATTATTGCCACAATCAAATAAATGCTTACAAAAATGACTTATCTGAAGAACTATTGTTAAAATATGAAAATATTAGAAAAGAGAGAATGACTCATTTAGGTTTAGGAGTTTTAATAGCAATATTGATTAGCTTTGCATTTTATTTTAAAACACAAGAAATGTCTAAATTTCAAAAGATAAATATTATAATACTTTTATTGCTACTATTACCCATGATTGTTTACAAATTATTACCTAAATCTGATTATATGTTGAAACATTCTCAAAAAGATCAAGATTATAAAGACTGGTTCAATGTTTATTTATGTATGAAAAACAAGTCAGTCTATGGATTTTTGTGTGGATTCGCTGTATCAATGATGATATTAAGTTTAATGGATATAAATTAATTTTTTGTATCGCTTTAAAAAAATAGAAAATAAATTATAAGAAAATAAAAATGGACTATTCTTTTTTGGAAAAACAAAACTATCTGCATTTGAAAGAACTTGCTGATGAATTGGAGATTAAAGAATATAAAAATAAAAAAGACTTGATATCTTTGATTATATCATTTTATAATAATTACGAAAATATTGATTCAAAATACAAACTTCCGAGAAAATCGATCGTTCATAAAGAAGAAGAATCCCGCCAACCAACTATCAAAGAAGAAAATAAGAAATATAAAATAATCAAACAATTGGGGGATGCTGGAAAAGAAGGGATTACTTTTCTTGTTGAAAGAAAAAAAGATAAGAAGGAATTCGCAATGAAAACTTTTAAAAAGACGAAATCCAAAAAAAACATATTAAACGAAGCACATTGTCAAAACATGGCTTCTAAAACAGGAATATGTCCTAAAGTGATTGATATTGATTTAGAAAATAATTTCATTGTAATGGAAAAACTCGAAATTCATTTATATGAAGTGATGAAAAAACAAAAGGGTGTCTTAACAAAATCACAACAACAACAAATTTATAATATTTTCAAAAAATTAGATGATGCAAATGTTTTTCATGCAGATTCAAATATTTTGAACTATATGTTCAAAGATGATAAATTATTTATAATAGATTTTGGAATGTCTAAAATCATTGATGAAAAGTTAAAGAAAAAACTTCAAACTGAGCATCCAAATAAAAATTTAATGACTCTCGGTTTTGTTTTGAAACTAAAAGAATTAAAATGTCCTGAGACATCATATTCACATTTGATAAATTATATTTCTAATGAAGATAAAATAAAATATGGAATAATTTAAAAAAAAAATGATTTTTACTATCATTTTTTAAGATATATTCACCAAACAATTATGAAACTACGTTCTGGGAAAATATATTCAATGAAATTTAAATGCAATTGTCATAAATGTGACAATTTGACGACAAATTGCTGTTTTTGCAGTGATAAAAGAAATTTTAACGAATATTATTTAGTTAGTTCTATTGACAGCTTAGGATATTATTGCACTAAAAAAGAAACTCGATATTATCATTATTGTCCTTCTTGCAAAGACTTATATGCAAGTATGAAATAATATAAAAAATATATATCATTTAAAAAAAAAAATATTTTTAAATTGAAAATAAATGTGGTATAATAAAAAATGGGGGAAAGACAAAATATGTGGGATTACATTTAGTAGATTGAGACCCGGTGAAAATTATTATGGTTTATCTTACACATCCAAATTATCTTGTGGACACTGTTTTTATACAAAAGCGTTGATTGAGTGGGCTAAAAAAAACAATACTTGTCCATTATGTAGAAAACAATTTAATGTTTTAGACGATATATTCGGTAAATTAATTAAATAAAAATTATTTATAATCATTTATTTATAATCACAAATTATGGCAACTAGATTACCATTTATATCATTTATAATCTCAAAAGGTTTTGCACATCCTATAACTTTATTCTTCATCACCAATTCATCACATAATAACTTTGATGCATGAGGATCAATTTGTTTATAGCTATCTTTATATATTCCATGTCTAAAAATACGACAATTGAGTTCAGTTTTATAAACCATGACATCATTTAAACAATGTGGGCATAAAAAACTATAAAAATCATTCTCTAATTTTAATTTAGACATTTTTTTTATAATTTTTTATAATTTTAAATAATAAATAAATATGTCTTCTTTTCAACAAAATATAGATGCAGCCACACAAATTGCTGCCGTTACAGGAAATCTAACCGGAAATGTCATTGGAAATCTAACCGGAAATGTCATTGATCAAACTAAAAAAGCTGTAGACAATCTTAAGGATGATGCTGAAAAAGCAAAAGATGTTTTAGATAAGTCTCTTAAAAATGTAGGTGATGTTATTGTCGATGATGCTAAAAAAACAAAAGATGCATTAGATAAATCTTTGAAAAATATTGGAGATTTTGCGACAAAAAATACAAATGAAATTATTAAAGATATTCAAACAGAAATTTCAAACCCAAATTTTTCAACATGTTTACATAAAACATCGTTATTTATTTCAGTTGTTCTGAGTTTATTTGCAGCAAAATATTATAATGTTGTCGATCAGAAATTCGCTATGAATTTTGTTTTCTATTTAATTGTAATTTACATTGTCTACAATTCAATTTTAAACATGCTATTTTAAATTATATTATATTATTTTTGACCTAATAATATAATATCAAATTATAAAACACCTATAAACATTTTACTATCTGATAATTTAGAAGATTCTTTAAAACTTTCTGATATACCTGTAGATCCAGTTGATCCCGATTTATAACTAATATAAGGAGTTGGTTCGCAAAATCCTGTTGAACTACATGTTTCATTTATATTACAATCCACATCATTACTGCAAATTTGTGTGCCAAAAGTTGATGGAAGAGAAGCGTAACATGGATTGAAACATTGATTTATATTTCTTGCTGTAAGACCACCATCCGAACAAATCTGTCCTACATTATATTTACTCATACATTTTCCATCACAATAAAATTGTCTTTCTCCATAAAATCCGTAGTTTGAAACACAATCAATACAATCAACGATTTTATTTTCATCATTCCATTTGCTTTGATAATTACAAAACTTTTTGTCATTGTCATTATAATAATTTGTTGTTGGTAGAACCCCATTATTGGTTTGGACTGTTACAGCATATTTATTGAAACCTGTAGTATCATATCCACCGTTATCTAATTTTTGTGTTATATTATTTAAATAAGACATTTTTATTATATATTTTAAAAAATATTATTTTAAAGATATATAATTGAAAAAGAAAAAGAAAATGAATTATGGTGAATTAATAGATGACTATGAACCCGAACATGAAAATATTTATTCTTATTTTGTTAAATATTTCAACAACCCTACCATGACAAAAATAAAAGATACTGAAAATATGAATAATCAAAAATTCAGTATGTATGCTTGTAAAGTTTACGGTCTTCTTACAAATGAAAATAGATATATTTTATGTATTACGCATGGAAATAATTCAAGTATAGGAACTGTTGAAGAGCTGAGAACAATGCATTGGATTTCTTTGCAAACAAGAAGATTACCTGAAATTTATAGATGCTTAACACATTCATATATAGCAAAAATTGAGGGGTCTCTAGATGAAATGATTGAACGCGTTGAAACCACTGAAAAATCCAGCACTTATCATTGTGAAAATATTCCATCTATCGTCGTAACATTATTGCATACTGAGAAAAGAGATTCAAACACTTATCAAAATAGAGGAAAAATTATAAATGCGTTAGAAACATTTGAAACTGTCATAACATTTAAATAAAATTTTAATTAAACTTAAAAGATCGAAAATATAAAAATAAATAAAATGTCTTCAATACTTGAATTAAAATATATATCTCCAACAAGACCTTATTCACAAAAAGAATTAATAAAAATGCATGAAAATCTCTTCAATTCCTTAAAAATTGGAAATAATTACGTTTATTTCAACGATTCTTGTTTTCATTTTTATTTCACAAAAGAATCATTATCTAAAAATAAAACATCACCGACATGCTTAGTTTGTAAAAAAATCAAAGAAACGAAAAAAAATCTATTGGAAACCGCTGAAAGACTAATTGAAGAATATAACAAAAATTTCTTAACTAAACCTGAAAAATTATCTTATAATTTAATTGATATAGAAAACATATATTATAAATGGATTTATAAAAATTGAAAATTGATTTTTTATAATTTATTTATTGTATATTACAAATAAATATCAAAACATGGTTGTTAAAAAAAATGTTAAAGGTGGTAAAGCACATAAAAAGAAGAAGAAGGATTCTAAACCTGAAGATTTCAAGAGTACTAAGAATGTTGATAAAAAAACTGAAGATCAAGAATACGGTCAAGTTACGAAACTTTTAGGAAATTGTCGTTTAGAAGTAGCATGTTTTGATGGCGTCAGTAGACTTTGTCATATTAGAGGAAGTATGAGAAAAAAGGTTTGGATAAAGATGAACGACGTGGTTTTAGTTAGTTTAAGAGAATTTGAACAAGCTAAGGCTGATATCATATATAAATTTGAAATTCCAGAGATAAATTTTCTAAAAAAAGAAAATGAAATTCCTGATAATATAAAGTTGTATGAAGATGTTGAAGAAACTAAAGATGACGGATTCGACTTTGTAAATGAAAGTGACGAAGAGGACATTGTTCAAGAAAAAAAAGAAATCGATTTCGACAATATTTGATTATTTAAAATATTACTTAAAAAAGTATTAAAATAGAATAAAATGTCAATTCAAAATTATGTAAATGAACTGAAAGAAATTAATACGGAAATTAAACGTTTGAAAGGTGTCACAACTAATTTAAAAAAAAGATCAATGCTAATTGAAAAAAATATCATCTCGTATCTAAATGAAAAAAATATACCTGGTGTAAAAGACAAAGATACTGCGATTATAATTGAAAATAAGAAAAAAAGAATCAATGTTAGCAAGAAAAGCGCTGAACAAGAATCAATCAAAATTTTAGAATCACATGGTATAATGAACGCTAAAAATGTTTTAAATGAAATTCTAGAAGCAAGAAAAGGAAACAATATTGAAATGCAAAAAGTCAAGGTGACTGATATCAAAAAGTAAAAATATATTGTTTTTATAACTAATTTAGTTATAAAATAATTGGTGTTATAGTATGATTTGTTCACATTCTCCAAATACTTGTTCTGAATCGTCGAACAGAACTAATTTTATAGTTGTTGTTTTGAAAAACGAAGGTGTTAGTTTCACTTGATTTTTATAATGGGGTCCGTAATATTGAGAAATATCTTCAATTATATTTTCATTTTTATCATTTAATATTTTATAATAATTCATGGGACCTCTTTCTGGTTTCACAACCATTTTATAAATCTTTCCATTTATTATGTAGCTAATTTCATAATTATTTTTGTCTATTTTCACAACAGTATTTGTCAAATATTGCAATGTTTGTAAATAAAAAAATTTACAAATCATATACACGCTCATAATTTTCACCATTGTTGGTGATTTATATTTGGTTGCCATCATAGAATTTAAACTAATCCATTTTTGATACTTTATTTCAATATATTCAGGAAATAATTTTTCTAATAGATAGTATCCTCCTAAAATAAATGATACAGATGTTATAAATGTCACAAACATTTTTTTTATATATTATTTAAATTTTTAAACAATGTTTTAAAAAAATCTAATCTTTAATAAAAAAAACTTAAAAAATGTATTATTTAAATAAAGATGGTAGTATAGATAATAGTGGATCGGAGAAATTTTCTGATGACAACCCAATCGAAATCATATCTGTTTCTGAAAATGAAATTACTGGAGAATCCGAATCTCAATATAACTTAGTTGAACCTCACATTAATAACTGTAAATGCATGAAATGTTTTGTCCATAATAAGGTTGGTCCAAAGGTGACTTATAATAACGCATTATTGGTAATTGTATTTCTAATTTTTATGTATTTAATTTACTTAGTCTTATTGAGACTATTCTATTAAAGTTTTATAAAATAAAAATATTTTATGTATATAAAATAAATGAGCAAAGAAATCATGCCTCCTTTTCAAAAAAATTTTGACACTTACATAAAAAAAAATTTCTAAATTTTTTTACGTGATAAACGTTCTGATATTTACCACACTTACAAAGATAAACATTTTAATACAATTCAAATTAAACTAGAAAATAGGTATGACTTTTTTGAATACTTGTATAACAAATGTGAAAAAGACGACAAATTTAAATTAGACAATCCTGGCTTATTTGAAAAGCTTAAAAAAATTAAACCTTTGAAATTAGATGAAACATTTTTTGTCCCATTTTTGAACATCAAACAAGTTGAAATTAAAGAAAAATACCAAAAAAAAGGACATTTTAAAAACATGATTTTGTATGTAGAAGAGATATGCAAAAAAAATAATATTAATTTGATTATTTCACAAATTCTAAATGAAGATTTTTGGAATATGTTAGGAAAAGCATCATACACTATTACGAAAGAAAATCTTGATTTGAATGCAGTTAAAATTTTTCAAAAAGACGAAGAAACAACTAAAATAGACGAAACAACTGAAATCAGTGAACCGCCGTCAAAAAAACAAAAAACTTCTGATGGAAAAAAATCCAAAAGAAGATCTAAATCCAAAAGAAGATCTAACTCCAAAAGAAGATCTAACTCCAAAAGAAGATCTAAATCCAAAAAATCATCTAAAAACTAAGCATCGATCTAAATCCAAAAGAAGATCTAACTCCAAAAGAAGATCTAACTCCGAAAGAAGATCTAAATCCAAAAAATCATCTAAAAACTAAGCATCGATCTAATAATTTTTATATTCTAATTAGAATATAAAATAACATTATTATTTATAACTGGGGAATATATAACATCATTGGTTCATCAGGTAAGATAAATTTTTCAGGAAGAGTGATATTTGGCGGAAGACCTATATTTGGATCATAATATAAACATACCCATTTGTCATTAGGTATAGGTATAGTGTTATCTATTTTTAATTCATCTAAACCTAAATTATCATCATTCACTATTTCAGATATATCTAAAGGCTTAAATTTAGAATTTCGTTTTTTAATTTCATATTCGTTTAAAACCGCAATAATTTCTTTTGTTGTCATTGGATACGGTAAGAAATCTTTTATTTCTCGGTCATATCCAGCATATCCAGATGAATACTCAACAATAGCAAATTCTTCTTTACCCTCAATATTTCCAACTTTTTGAATCAAATCTTTTATTCTTTGCACTGAAGAATTCTTTCCACCCAATAACTGTATCAATTTTCTAATATTTTTCTCAATTTCATTTGAACCCCATGGTAATTCCATACTTTTTTTGTATTTTATAGTTCTTGAAATTCGTTCCCCCATTTCACGAGATTCATTTTCTGATTTTTCAATCATTTTTAAAAGAATTTCAAAATTACTCTTAACATCATGCTTGAAAATTGTATTCATATTAACAATTGCTATATCATGCTTTTGTTTATAACAAATATCATAGATTTCCTTAAAATTTCTTACATTTCTACTTAATCTAGATGCTTCGTAGACTACCAATGTTTTATTTTTGCAATTCTTTAAAATATTTATCAGATCATGCTGCTTTTTTAAATAAGAAGATCCAACCTCTTTAAGACTTTTAAACGTTTTTATATTATTGTCTTGAATAAATTTCCTATTTTCATGATCTTGACTTTCCAATGACATATTATTCACACATCCATTATTTCCATTATTTGGTAGTTTAGAAATTCTTGAATATAATATTGCTGACATGTATACATTTTAAATAAAGAAAATCGAATTAAATCAATTTTCATTTTTCGTCACACGTTGTTTCATAATTTCTTGAGTATGAAGATCCATAACACCATGTGATTTCTTCACCTTTCTCAATGTCTCTTGACGCAATTAATTTATATAAAACATAATCCCCATGTTTAATTCTATTCTTATTCATATAATTTTCATTTAAATTTATATCCAAAAATGAATTTTCCATTTGACCATTTGATGGTTCATTTGAAAAATACCCCCAATAAGCAATCCCTTTTGAATCAGGTTGCATCAAACTTTCATCACACAAATCACCAATCAATGATTGAATTGAATTTCCACTCTTTGTATATAACTCAATTGTATAAACATTGTTAAATAAATTAGGAAAATTCGACATTTTATACGCTTTCAATAGATAGTAAACGATAACTTCATTTTTTTTTATTTTTTTATTTGCAAAAATACCAACACCTTTATTTCTTATTTTTCTCAAACTAGTTTTCAATTTCGAAAGATTTTTAGTATTTCTCTTAATATAATCGATGTCAAATAGATGTTTAAATTCATCTTTCTTTTTCGGATTTTTTGAAGAAGCCTTTCGCCTCTTAGATTTTGATTTTGACTTAGATCTAAGCATTTTTATTATATTCAAATATAATAAAAAAATTAAATTTATTCTATAATTACTTTTTTTAGTTTAGGAAATTTTTCGTAATTTATTTTCAGATCTTTACAGTTATACTTACTTCTTATAAAAATGTATTCTGTATTAACCTGTTTAATAGGATCTACAATTCCCTTTTCAAAATCACACCCCATGAAATAAACATTCTTAGGCCAATCGAACATCCATGGACATGGGTTATTAATAAGATGAATATATATTGTTTCACATCTTATTTTATGCATTATAATTCTTTTCATCATTTCAAACGCATCTTCAAACTTATTTATCGGATAATTTCCGTTCACATGTAATATTTTTAAAAAACCCTGATTTTTCACAATAGAATAAATATCTTTTGAAGATACACTCGCGTTTAAACATTCTTTAGGTGAAAGATAATCAAATATTACACTAAAAACATCATAATTAAGACTATTCATACTTTTTAATAGGATTATTTTTTAAAAATCAATTTATTTTTTTGTTTTCTTTCGAAGATACATAGTATACAGGAATCCCAATACCAAAAGTCATTATAATAACACTTACAGCAATTTTTTTTAAATTATTTTTCATTTTAAACTAAGTTAGTAATTAAATATAATATATATTCACTTTAAATCATGTTTCTAGGTTTTTTTTAATTTTTTTTACAACCTTAATAATATCTCTAACATTATTTGTTTCATCTAAATATTTGATAATATCTTTTTCTTTGAATAATTTATCATCAAATCTAATTTGATTTACGATAGATCCACCTAATTCAGTTGAACCAAAATTAAAGTCAACTGTTCCTTTTTTAGTTTTACAATTTCTTATAAATAAAACCATTTGTAATTTACTTCGTTTTCTTCTTATAATAAAATTATACAAATATTTCAGATGACTCAACTCTTCTATATATTTTTCCACTTTTTCCCCCAAATCTTCTAAACTTAAATTAGAAAAAACAATTCCTCTGAAATATTTATTCGAATCATTATTAAATAAAACCTGAACATTCGGTTCGATTTTTATAAAATTTTCTTTATTTCCCACATCATCTATGAATGAAAAAATTGGTAATTTATGAATTGCGAACTGACAATGAAAATGTTTTAAACTATTACCACATAAACCATTGAAAAAAACCATACCATCTTTTTGTTTACATAATTCATTAGACACCTTCAATATCTTGTGAAAATATGAAAAATTTTCTTGAAATATTGTTTGAGTGTAATGGTCAGAATATTCAGCGACATCAGCTGTTATTAAAAATTGCCTTTTAAAATATGGAAAAGGATTTGGTAATATTATTAAACCATCAATGTATATCATTTTCATTTGCCTGAATGGGTAACATAAACTACTATCTTTTCTATTCAGTGTTTGACAAAACACACAATCATTTAATATATCTTTTGAAACTTTCCTATTTTTATTATAATATGAACATTCTGCGATTTTTCGCCCTAAACGACATGGAGATTCAAAAAATTCTATACCAAGATTTATATTTTTTAAATAATATTGACTTAGATGATCCATTCTATTTGAACAATTATTCCAATCAGGAATCGCTGGTTTTGATTCCAAATTTTGAAAATTTATGTTATATTCGTTTATTATATTGTAAAATCCAGTTGCCAAAAGAAATTTGTAAATTTCGTTTAAATTACTATTCAATTTATTATACGAAATTTCTTTCTTCATTTTAAATATTTTATTTATATACATATAATAAAATTTTCTTTCAGTATTATATATAAATTTATATATATTTGTATTATATATAAATTTTTCCATAATCAAATGCATTGAACGAGTAAATTTAATAAGCCTACCTGTGGACCTTGTTTTTCAAAATAACCCATCCATCTTGGATTTATAAATATTTTTTTACCTTTTTCAATCATTGATTTTGCCAAATTTGTGTGTTCACAATTTGTTTCACCATTATAACTCAAATCTATTATTGATTTCATTTTATAGATTCCAATGCCATTAAATGCTGATTTTACTCTGAACATTTTGTCCTTATTTTTATTGATCAATTCTTCCATCCTGAAATTATTATACAATAATTTGCTTATATTATATTCTTCTGATGAATATTCACCGTTTTCATAATCAACATAAGCTATATTATCATAAGCAATAGTGCTTAACCCCAATGTTCCTGGTACTGGAGTTCTTCCATTAATAAAAACAGCATCCCATTCATCACTTAAATTTAATGTGTCTATTAAACCATCTATGTTTATATTACCGTTAAGATCGAAATCTATTACCATCATGTATTCATAATTAGAATAATTCTGTTTTACATAATTAAGATATTGTTCTCTATACATTACCATTTTTTCAATTCTTTTTTTAGATAACACTCCAATTTCATATGATTTTTTTATATTTAATTTACAATCTTTAACCCCGAAAGTGTCATAACAATCTAGTAAAGTAATTCTTTTATTATTCAATGCCCATTCTTTAAGAATCTCACGTGTATTATCTTCACTATCATTTTCAAATAAAACAATTCTATAATCGTTAAATAAATTCCCTATATACTCAAAAAATATTTTTGAATTTTCAATGTATTTAGATGAATTTCGAACTAAACTACAAATAACTACTCTGGAATTATTTTTATATTTCAAGTTGTTTATTCTATTATACAATTTCGGATAAATTAATTTATGAAAACTGAAATTACACCTTTCCTCAACATATCTTTCAAATTCGGTAAATATCAAGTAAAATACTATAATTAACAATACGTAAAAAAGTATTATTTTAATCATCATTTATCATTTATTTATATGTTTATTTTTTTAAAAGACTATATTTATTTTAAAGATTTATATATATCACGGTCTTGAAACTATATTCATTTTATATATAAAACAAATTTATTAAAGAGATAGATTTCTCCTTGTCTTCACAAAATCCTAAAAGAGCCTGGAAATAAAACTAAAAATTGATTTTTTTCGCGTTGTTTTCCAATATTTTTCAGATATTAAACAACAATGCATCAAGATACTAGAGAAATTGAAAAAATAACTTTCGGAGTATATTCAGCCGAAGAAATAAAAAAATTAGCAGTATGTGAAATAAATAGCCCTAAACTATGTAACCTTGATAAAGATTCAAGTTATGGGACTGTTTATGACCCTCGACTTGGAACAATCGAAAACGGAAAAATATGTGTCCAATGCGGGCAAACAGTTTGGTCATGTCCAGGTAACTAAAACCATCTATTATTTTAACCATCTATTATTTTAACCATCTATTTAATATTTTTCATTATAGGTCATTTTGGATATATCCCATTGAATGAAAATCTCATTCACCCTTTATATTACAAGCAAGTTGTTAGCCTCATTAGATGCTTTTGTATTAAGTGTCACCGACTTTTGATTACGGAAGATCAAATCACTCTTAACAATTTACATAAGTTGAAAGGCATGAAGCGATTCAACAAAATTCTTGAAAAACTTGAGAAAATTGATATGTGCACTCACTGCTCTCACCCACAACCTGACATCAAGCATACCATTTCTGATAACCTCATTTCCATGGTTTATAAAGATAAGGTTAAGGGGAAAATCAGCATTGTTTTACAAGTCGATGAAATCAAGAAAATATTCGATAATGTTAGTATTGAAGATGTCAAACTTCTTGGTTTCAATCCAGACCTCATGCAACCCAAGAATCTAATATTAACTGTCTTCCCAGTTATTCCAACATGTAAGTTATAATTTTTATTTTTTATTTTTTCATGAATGATTACTAACCACTTTTTTTAGGTTGCCGCCCTTTCGTTTGCAGTGAAAATAACATCTGTGATGATGATCTAACAATTCAATTAGTTGAGATCATAAAAGCTAATAATCATTTACAACAACAAGACGGTGTGCAAATTTCTGACACAAAGAAACAAAAACATTTACAAAGTTTGAAGTTCAGAATAGCCACGTTTTATAATAATTCTTCGGGAAGAGCGAAACATTCTACCAATGGTCGCGCGATAAAGGGAATTAAGGAGAGATTGACTGGAAAAGAAGGATTGCTTAGAAGCAACCTTTTGGGTAAAAGATGCGAGGTATGTTATTTATTATTATTTATTTATTTGATGTTATTATTGAGCATGTTTTATTATTTAGTATTAATTTTTAATTATATTATTATTATTATTATTATTAGCAAACTGCGAGAACCGTGATTGGACCTGATCCAACTCTAAAAATGGGTCAGCTTGCGGTTCCCCCCGAGATTGCAAAGAATTTGACGATTCCTGTGCAAGTAACGAATTTCAATTATGATTATTGCATGGATCTGGTTGATAAAGGAAAAGTCAACTATGTTCTTAAAGATAAAGGTGTTACTAGAATTAATCTAGAAAATGCCTTGTTTTTTAAAGGAACTCGAGTTGCACATGGAGATGTAATCGTTCGAATAGATGAGCAAACTGAAAAAGAGTTTGAATTCGTTGTTACCAATGGAAGAGAGCTATTAAAACCCGGAGATAAATTAAAAAGAAATGGGGAATGGATAAGAGATCTTAAGTACCCAGAAAAGCGCTCTTATAAATTAAATATCGGAGATATAGTTGAAAGACAACTACAAGACGGTGATATTGTGTTGCTTAACCCAAAATGTTAAATCCTAATAATATATATAGGATAAATATGTGAGTTAAAAAAGGTAGCTGCCTTACGGTTTCTTATTTACCGAATAGGACAAACAGTGTAAAATAAGAATTTCAATTTTGAAATAATATAACTATCTAGTCCAATTAATATATGGGCGAGACACCTTATAATGACGGGAACACCCTAAAGTCTTAAATACTACTTACATTTAGGAAACTATTTGTAATACCCGGGGTAACGACCTAGGGCATAGTAAAAACTTTAAGAATGTAAATGGGCAATCCGCGGGTAAAGTATCTAAGTCCGATATGATTAGGATATGATACTCCCTCAACGACCGAGTGTATACTTTTTAATTTAGTATGCCACGGGTGTCGGTAGATAATGATAGTCTAATCAACTTGAATCTGCTTAAGATACAGTCTAGTCCATTACGAAAGTAATGGTGGCTACGGACAGCCGGTAAGTTACCTTTATTTTTTATATTTTAATATAAATAATTTCTAACCACGTTTTCACCTTACAGACTCTCCATGAAGGATCGATGCTCGCACAGGAAATCGTAATAAGACCAGGAAAAACTTTGAGATTCAATCTCAGTATAAATAAAAGCTTTAATGCAGATTTCGATTTTTATTAGGTCGAAAACAGGGGAAATTAAAAGTTTGTTTATCCCCTAGTGAGAATAAATTAATATATTCATTTAAAAAGTAACGCTGATTTAATAAAAAATGATATGTTCAACTTGTAAGACCGAAAAAGATGTTTCTGAATACAGAAAAAATAGAAAAGAGTGTAAAGAGTGTCATAATAAAAAAGTTCGAGATAATTACAAAGAAAAAAATGATAAGTACTTAGAAGAAGAATCTAATGAAACAATTTGTTGTAGTAAATGTAATACAGAAAAAAATAAAAAAGACCATTTTAGGGTAAATAGAAAAACTTGCAAAGACTGTGAAAGATCTCATGGTAGAAAATATAGATCTGAAAACAAACATAAAAGCAAGGAATGGACTGAAAATAATAGAGAAAGAATGTCTGAATTACAATCAAATTGGTTTCAAAAAAATAAAAAAGAAATAAGTGAAAAAAGAATAACAAGATTAAAAACAGATGACGAATTTAAAAAAATAAATGATTATAGAACCAAAATTAGACAAATGATAAAAGGATGTAGTGATCACTACGAATATGTAGACTGTGACTCTGAATATTTGAAACATTGGTGTGGTTTATTTTTTAAATATTTTGAAAATATAACAACTATTGCAGATCACGGAAAGCTTTGGACTATAGATCATGTTATACCCATTAAAGATATTAACTATGAAAATAGAAAGCATATTTTAAGTTGGTATAATATAATGCCTGTTACTAAAAAAGATAATTTAAAAAAAAATAAGTACATTGATCTCGAACAAATAAAAAGACACATGAAAGTTATAAAAGAAAATAAAGATGAATTCAGCGTTCACGAAGAATATATTAACATTCTTGCAAAACACCTGGTTGCGGGAAACTCTTCAGAGTCTTAACTACCACCCTTATTTGGAAACTTTTAAGGGGAACACGATTAATTGTCGTACCCAATGGTAAAAAGGTTAAGAATTAGACAATCCGCAGGCTATTCTCTAAACTTTATATGACTTAGTATGAGAAAGTCTCAACGACTGGTAAGGTGTTGGTTTGAGGGGCGTCAACCCCAATGATAGCTTAAGGTACAGTCTAGTCCTTATAGAGATATAAGGTAGTAACGGGAGATGAGATGAATATACATATTCCGCAGACTTTAGAGTCAATGACGGAATTAAGATTATTATCTGCGTCGAAATGTAAAATGATATCGGCGCAAAGTTCCAAGCCGAATATGTGCATAGTCCAAGATTCTCTATTGGGTGCATATCGAATGACGCTTGGAATTAAACAGGTAACTAAAGCACAATTTTTTAATATATCTATACACATCGGAATTAGCGTCGAAGCTATTCAAAAAAAGATGCAACTTATCCGACGTGTATACAAAGATAAAGGAAAGAAAGTTCAATGTTTTCATGGAAAAGGTCTTATTTCATTAGTTTTACCTGATGATCTTATATATGAAAGAAAAAATAATGCCGATCCCAATGAACCCACTGTGAGAATTTATAGAGGTGTTCTATATGAAGGCGCTCTAGATAAAAATACTTTAGGAGCTGTTTCGAACTCTCTTATCCATGTTATTCATAAAGAATATGGCCCAGATAGAACAGCCGAATTTATAGATGGAATCCAATTTGTAACAAATAATTGGTTATTAATATCCGGGTTTAGTGTTGGACTAGGAGATTGTATGGTTCAAGGTTTTGATAAAGTTCAAGAAATCGAAGATGTCATTACAAAATGTTATATTGAAGCTGAGGGTATAAAAACAACTACAACTCATCCTGGTATCAAAGAAGTCAGAATTCTAGGAACCCTCAGTAAAGCCAAAGATATCGGTCTAAAAATCGCAAAAGATGCTCTCGATAAATCAAATAACTTTATTAGTACTGTAATTAGTGGTTCAAAAGGTGATTTCTTCAATATAGCCCAAATTACGGGTTTACTTGGTCAACAGAATGTTCTCGGACAACGAGTCAAGCCAACTTTGAACAATGGAAAGAGAACTCTACCACACTACGGATTCGATGGGTTAGATTTAAAAGATGAGTACGAAGCAAGGGGTTTTATCGATTCTTCGTTTATACGGGGTCTCAATCCAAAACAGTTCTATTTTCACAGTATGTCTGGGAGAGAGGGATGTAGGTAAGCAGAAAATCTGTATTTTTCGTTCGATTAAATATTTTCATAATATGACTAACATTTTCGTTTTTTTATTTTTTTAGTGACACTGCAATGAACACATCAACTTCCGGGTACATTCAGAGAAGAATTATAAAGTTGACAGAGGACATAAAGATTCAATATGATGGAACCGTGAGGGATACAATAGGTTCAATATACCAACTTGCATATGGAGAAGATAATTTAGACCCAAAACATTTGATAAAAGTTGGAAAAAATAATGAATGTTGTAATATCACATCTATAGTGAATAAGTTAAACATGGAATTCGAACTGAAAAAGAAGTAAATAAAATATAATATAATCAATAAATAGTTTTACAAAAGATTCAAGTAAAAAAAAAAGGTTGATCATAGTTTATATAAAAATATAAGTAATTTTATTATACCTATTGTAGGTATAATAATTTCAAACTTCGCCGAATATTGCCTTATTTAAAGTTGTGTTCACTGAAAATAATCGATGTAGAAATATTCCAAATAGAAACAATACATTGAAATCCAATAAATAAATAAACTTTTGCAATCCAATTTCAGTTTTAGAAAATAATACAATATGCCTCCTATCAAAATTGTTGCAATGAAACCATGTCCAAATGTGATAAGCCAAAAATATTTATTCCACCTTTATGAAATCCTTCGTTTGGTTTTCATAAAACATCTTTAAAATCTCGAAGATTCATTTATAATATATTTTTATTTTTATTTTAAATAAAAAGATGAAAAAGTCTTCTCGAAAAAGATCTAAGCGAAAACTCAAAAAGAGTTCCCCGCGGCGCAAAAAATCACCTAAAATGTTTAAGAAGAAATCACCGAAATATTCAATGAATATACTGAATATCGATCACAACAAGATTTATATTAATGTAAAAAAAAATAACCGAAAATCCGACGGTGGTATAGAAGATGATGTTTCAAAATCAACAGTTTTAGTTGAAATATCAAGTAATATTAAAAATAATGAGTTATTCAAACGTAATTCTTCATCTTGGTCATCTATATTACTTAACTACGACGAAACAAATATGAAACTATTAGTACAAAATAGAAAAAATTTGATAGATGAACTATTAAAATTATTATGCGTTGAAAGCGAAGGATGTTTACCAATCATAACTGGTAGTAATACTTTAAAAAGCGATATAGATGTTACATTATTAGTCACTAAAGAATCTGAAAATTTCACAACATATCAACATTTAAAAAAAATATTGGAGTCAGTTCAAATTTTATTTGGTGGTGATAAAAATAGCTCGGAATTATTAGATGTGAATTTTTATTGCCATTCATATTTTTTTCCGAAAAATATTGGAGGGTTATTAAGTGAAAACCCAAAGAAAGAAGAATTTTATTTGACTTTAGATGAAAAATATGAAAATCATTATAAATCACAATTAGGTTTCTCTTTATTAAAAATCGCTATGTATTCTAAGGAATTGAAAGAAATTATTGTTGATGATAAAACAACATTAGATTCAATTATTTCGGTTTGTAAAGAAGGTTTAAAAAATTTTAATGTTGATATATCGAATTCACCATTATTAAAAAAAGATGATCCTTTGAAGCTTTATAATTATGTTGTTAGTAATAGACAATTAGATGAAAAAAAATCTCAAAAATATATTGATCAATTAGAGTATATTAATACACTAATAAAAAGTTTTGATTCTAAAGAAGATAAAGAACTTTATCAGTATAGATTACTATGTGAAATATCACACGCATCCATTTACGCAGAAGAAGCATATTTTTGTTATGGAGCTTTCATGGATGTCGTTTACAATAGTCAATTGGAACAAAGTATTAAATTAAATGAAAATTGCTACGTTCATTCAATTTTAGATAATTTTGGATTTTTTCTGCAAGTTTATAGTGTAAATAAAACCAAAGATGTTGTAAATTTTATAATCAAAGGGTCTAAATATATTAAAAGAATTTATAGTGCATATAATAAAATTGAAATTCAATCTGAATTATTTAAACAAAAAGAACAAATTTCATCTCAAATTAGAGAAAATAGTAAAAAAGGTATTCAAACTCCGAAAATAATCGAAGATTTTTTTGAAATATTTGGTCGTAATATAATTGATGTTTTAATTTGTATTTACAATGACATTGTTGATAATATTATAAAAATAAATGTAACTCCTCATTCATCTAGACTCACTTCACTTGAAACGACGCCAATAGATGAAAAAAAAGAAGAAAAAAAAAATCGAAAAATTAATGAATTTCCTCTACTACAATAATATATAATTTAAAAAATGCATTTCAAACATAAAAAAACGATGGATACTTTTAAAATAAATCCACTATGTAGTGAAACTCATTCATACTGGTTGATGATATACATTTTATTTTTAAATTTATTAGCATTTCTACCCATACAAAATGAACATATAATACTCTTGATATTTATAATATTTTTAATACCGAGAATACAGCAATCGATTCATGTATTGACTCATGATAAGTTAAGTTTCATCTCAAAATATTGCAATCACAATGATAATCTAAATATCTTACTAAGTAATGTCTTATCTTTTAGTTTTGAAAGTTTATTATCATGCGATGTCTATGTCCAAAAATATGTTCATAATACACATCATTTACATCCTGTTGTCGAAAATAGAGACCTATCATATAAATACACAAAAGCACCTTACAAATCTCTTCAAGCATATTTCCAATGTTTTTTTCAACCCGAAATTGAATTCATTGAAACTTTAGATAAAATTCATTTCAAACCAATTCTAATTGGTGTGTTATATAGGTTATTCATGTTTTTATTGTTATTTAATTTCACTACTTACACGAATTTTGTTTTAGTTATAACTTTATCAAGAATAACAAGAATGATATTTTATTTTAACGCATTTCATATTCAACACACGTCTATTGACGATAAAATAAATCATTTAGGTATTAATGTAAAACCGTCGAAATTTGATATTATAGATAGTATTATTTTTGGAAGACTTAGCGTTGAAGAAACTTATGGACATGTTATACATCATACTAATTCGCAAATAAAACCGAGACATTATATACCAATTCTGGAAATAATGAACGGCTAATAATACCAAAACCCAGTTACTCTTCCTCTATTATTCACATCTCTTTTTCCAAGATGAACCACATAAGAATCTTCATCTAGTAATACTAAATAATCGAAGAAATAATCTCTGAATATGGCATCACAGATTCCGCAATCGTTTGAAAATTCAGGATAGAATTTAGTTTTGTTATGATACAATTGCATAAAACCCATGAAATTTATACCTGTGTAATCTATTAAATTTTCGGAATTCAAAAAATCATCTTCTTCTTCATAATCTTTCCTTTTCAAAGAATATAGACTCATAGTATTATCACATTTACTTAAAAATAACTCTTTAAAATTATCAGGTAAAATAATATCTGCATCTAATAACAAAATCCAATCATCAGGAAATTCATTATATAATCTTTTCTGAATCTTGTTAATAGCACCAGATTTATTCATTTTAGAAGAATTAAGATAAAAATCATCATATATTTCGTATTTTATATTTAGATTCACGCATAGATCAATAGTTTTTTGATCTTCAGATGAAGTTATAATATGGTAATTAGTTTGGTTGAAAAATCTTATATTTTTTTGATATGTTATTTTCAAAAAATCTGAATAATTTACACATATAACAACAACTTGAATATTTTCCAAAGACATTTTTTATTTATAATTATATAAAATTATAAATAACAAATAAAATGATCGACAATAATCTTTTTTTATGTAAAAACAAAGATGTTTATCCACCATTCAAAAACGGATTCTATATCGAAGAATATTTCTTAGACAAATACAAAACTCATTTACCAAAAACTAAAAGAACATATATTCCATTTCTATGGACAAATTTTCAGATCGAACACTGGTTTCCCTCAAAAAAAAGCGAAATGCAGGATCAACTAGATAAATGGTTTGAGAATAATTATAATGAGGACGGATATTTTACAATTATCCAATATGATGACGGGTGTCTACTTAATTTACCAATAAATACTATTGTATATGGTTGCTGTTCTGGAAATGTTCCTATACCTTTGATATATGAAGATATAAACGGAAATCTACTATCAAAAAAAATAGATAAAACTTTCGAACAGAAACAAATACTTTGTAGTTTTGTTGGTGCGTTGACTCATTCTTTGAGAAACATAATGATCGATTCTTTTAAAAACGACGGAGATTTTGTTTTAATATGTAGTTCGATGTGGACGCCTAACGTTTGTGTAGAAAAACAGAATAAATTTGTAGAAACGACATGTAATTCAAAGTTTGTTTTATGTCCTCGAGGGTATGGGAGAAATTCTTTTCGTTTTTATGAAGTCATGTTACTTGGATGCATCCCTATATATGTTTGGGATGACATAGAATGGTTACCATATAAAAGCGATGTTGTCTATGACAAATTTTGTATAAGTGTCAATATTAAAGATATAGGTAATTTGAAAGATATATTGTCTAAAATTGATAGCGATAAATACAATGATATGATTTTGGAATATAATAAGATTAAACACTTATTTACATTAGATGGGTTTTATGACAACATTGTCTCGTCTGAATTATAATTTTTTTATTCTATATATTTTGTGATCACAATCTTTTTTGTTGAGTAAATCAAATTTCAAATTATTTTCGCTTACAAATTCATTCACGGCTAAATAAACTCCTGGATGGACTGAATAATCGTCACCTAATAACTGACCTCCATTACGAATTTTTTTCCACCAAAAAACTAAATCTTTTTTAACGTAAGAATATTCATGATTTCCATCTATAAAAACACAGTCCAAACTTTCTGTTGGAATTTGATCTTCTTTAATTGACAAGCTTTCCTGTCTAAACCATTTATATTTGCTTTTAAATGGATCTAATTCTTTATTTATTAAATCATACATTTCATTGAAATGATTATCGCTTTCGTTTTTTAAAATATCATCTACGAATCCATCATTATCATACTTTTTCATTGGATCGATTAGAAATAACCTTTTTATATTATTATTTTTAAGAATATATTTAGCATGCGTTCCATAACCTATACCTATTTCGGCCACATTTTCATAATTATTTTCTTCAATTATATTTGAAAAAATTCCATAATAAAGACAGCTCCATCCTCCGCTCATTGTATCATTGAGATCGACAGTTTTTCTAAAAAAATCTTTTAACAACATGTATTTTTTATTTTAGTAAGGAAATAACTATAATTGACTAATCATTTTTGTATTTAAAAACTTGTTTTTTATTGAATAAATGTCATTTAGATTAGGAAATACAGGAAGAGGGCCACAAGGCCCACCCGGAACACAGGGTGAAACAGGTGAAAAAGGTGAAAAAGGTGCAACAGGTGCAACAGGTGCAAAAGGCGCAAAAGGTGAAAAAGGTGAAAAAGGAGAAACTGGAGTATTTGATAATACTGTTACAGAAGATTTACTTCCAAGTGATGAAAATTTAAATATTGGAAGTGTTACCCAACCATTTCATAATATTCATTTAGATAGTAAAATAATTATTGGTGGTAATGAAATATATAGTAATGAAGATTATCTCCTTTTACCTTTAAAAGTAATGTTTGGTGAATTAAAATTAGAAGATTTGATATCTAGAATAGAACATTTAGAAAGTGAAGTGCAAATATTAAATGATATAATAAACCCATACTAGTAATAATTTTTTTATTTTTTTATTTTTAAATTTATTCCGTTTAAAAATAAACATGTCAAACGTTTTATTTATTTTAAAAAAAAGAGAAGAACTCGATGAAACAGGTAAAAAGAAATTAATAGAAACAGGTCTGTATAATTCATCTACCTACTTGAATACAATATTAAATAATATGGATATTAATTCTAATATTGAAATAGCCATTGATAATAACTGTATTGATAGATTAGTAACTAAGCATAGACCCAAATATGTAATAATAGAGGCATTATGGGTTGTCCCAAGTAAATTCGATATATTATGTCGTTTACATCCAACGGTAAAATGGATCATTCGTTTTCATAGCGAGATGCCTTTTCTAGCATGTGAAGGAATGGCAACCCAATGGATAATAAAATATTCTTTATTTCCAAATCTAATTTTGGGAATAAATTCAACTAGATTATTAAGAGAAGTTCGATTTATAGTTCAATTAAAAAATAATTTATCTGAAGAAGATGTGAATAAAAAAGTTGTATATTTGCCAAATTTTTACCCACTAGATACAAACATAGAATGCAAATTAGATAAAGAACTAGATACTATTAATATTTGTTGTTTTGGTGCGATTAGACCTTTAAAAAATCAACTGATTCAAGCCACCTCAGCTTTGGAATTTGCAAATAAAATAGGAAAAAAATTGAGATATCACATTAACTCAACTCGACATGAAACTAATGGATTACCCGTATATAACAATATTAAAGCATTATTTACAGAATTGAACGACGAAAGATATACTCTAGTTGAGCATAATTGGAAAAATAAAGAAGATTTTTTATTCTTATGCAGTCAAATGGATATAGGTCTTCAGGTAAGTTTTTCAGAAACATTTAATATAGTTGGGTGTGATTTATTATCACAAAACGTACCAGTTATTTTCAGTAATGATATTCCATGGAGTAAGACAAAATATAATGCGGACCCTACAGATAGTATTGATATTGTGGATAAGTTACTATTGACTTATAATAACTCTCTAGATAATGTGGAAACAAATATCAATTTACTAAAAGAATTTACAAACGAAACAATAAATATTTGGGTGGCGTTTTGTAAATAAACTTACTGTATAGTTTCCAACCAAACCTTTTTCGTATTTTCAGTATATTCTATTAATGATAGATTATTTTCTTCGATATTTAATCTCGGATTTTTAAAGACCATGTCCAATACTCTAATAATATCAGTTGCATCTGTAGGATCACAAAAATATTTTTGGTTCATCCAAGGTATTTCACTAGAGCCTATGACAGGGACACCTTGAGATAATAAATCGGCTGTTACTAAGTTAAATGTTTCTGTAAAACTTACTTGTAACCCTATATCTATTTCTGTGAAACAAATATTCAAAAAATTCTCTCTATTTGCCCATGGATGAAGTATCAACTCGAAATTCTCATCTAATTTAGAGAATAAATGTAATAAATTAGTATGAACATTGTTTCCATTGACTTCTATTCTACCATCGTTAATATGAAAACGTAACTTTTTGTTTAATCTTTTACAAAATTCTATAGACGCTAGTGCTTGAGTTAAATGATTCTTGAAAGGTCTAATCGCACCAAAACAGGCAATATCTATAGTATCTTTGTCAAAGTCTTTGTTGAAAGGTTTAAAATCTCCCGGATAATAATTTGGTAAAAATAATATTTCTTTTGTCGTAATTGTAGATAAGTAAAATTCTAATTCAGTTTTTAATCTTAAATCATTGGCTGAAATAAAAACATTAGTTAGAAGTGAATATTCAGCTATCCATTTCATGCTCACAGAACTTTCTATTCCAAGAAAAGGCATAGCGCTATGTAGTCTTATTATCCAAATGATTTTAGGGTACATAGATTGCAAAAGCTTTATTTTTTCTGGTATTACCCATAATGCTTCTATTATAACATGTGTAGGTTTGAAATTATAAACATGTCCATTAATACAGTTGTTATCAATGCAAATTTTTATTTGAGATTCAATATCCATTGAAATCAGCATATCATTTACGTAAGAAATAGAATTATATAAACCGCACTGAAGAGATAGATCAGAGTGTTCAATAGGATTAAATCCGTCGCGTCTCTTAAGAATAAATAGAATTTTTGGCATTTTTTTTAGATATTGATATTTTATTTTTAAATATCAATAATCAATAATATCCATCATTGGTTTAATATTCATCACTAACACACTTTTTAAATAATTTTTTTTTAATTATTTGTAATATATAAACATGGATTTTTTATATCCTGTTATTACAAAGCCTTTTGAAATGTTGGGTTTAAAATATACAGAAGATCAACAAAAATTATTAGATTCAATAATCAATATAGATTATTTTAATGAAAAATTATCAAATATAAATGAAAAATTGCAAAATATATATTCAGATGTTAAAAAAAAATCGAATTATCAAACAGATATATTAACACCGCTTTTTAATCATTACGATAGCAAATCCACTAGAAACTTTTTAGATAATTTATATTTTGGTATATTAGGTAAAATGAATATTTCGACATCAGCTACTATAGATATTTTTGATTTTGTAGTTAATTATAAGATCAACATCTTGAAAGAATTGAAAAATTTAGTGAAAGATAAAGAAACTAAAGGTGATATTCAAACATTTATAGAAAAACTTGAATCTTCTAAATCTTCTAAATCTTCTGAAGAAGTGCTTTCTAATATTATAATAGAACAAATAATGAAAATACCTGAAATTGATAAAACTTTAGTAGATTTACAGATTAGATTAGAAAAATTAAAAGAAGATGGTGGAAAATCAAAAAGAAAATCAAAAAGAAAATCAAAATCAAAAAGAAAATCAAAAAGAAAATCAAAATCAAAAAGAAAAAGAAAATCAAAATCAAAAAGAAAATCAAAATCAAAAAGAAAATCAAAATCAAAATCAAAATCAAAATCAAAAATTAAATCAAAATCAAAAAGAAAAATTTCGCTTTAATTTTCAATCAAGAATTAAATTTAAAAACGTATAGATGAATATATAAAATGCTAATATCACTTGATCATTTAGGAAATAAATACAATATTAAATTCACAGGTATACTTCATGTTGGAATGCATGAAGCTGAAGAAATTGGAGTATATGAAAAATATATTGGTCGCGATAAAATATTATGGATCGAAGCAATGCCTGACAAAGTTAAATATTGTATTTCAAAATTCCCTTCTATTTTGATTGAAAACGCTATTATTAGCGACATTGAGGAAGATGTGACTTTTCATGTATCGAATAATGGACAATCTTCTTCGATTTTAGAGTTAGGATTACATAAAAATTTACATCCCGAAGTTCATTACATTAGTTCCTTTAAATCTCGAAGTAAGAGACTTGATAATGTAATTAGTAATTATAAGTATATACCTTTTAATTTTTTGAATCTTGATATCCAAGGTGTTGAACTTCGAGCATTGAAAAGTTTAGGAATTTATTTAGAAAACATTGATTATATCTATACAGAAGTCAATAGTGATTATGTTTATGAAAAATGTGATCTAATAGGAGATATTGATCAGTATTTATCGACCTTTGGATTTAAACGAGTTGAGACTAGTTGGTTTGGAGATTGTAAATGGGGAGACGCTTTTTATGTAAAATAATTTATTTATCATAAGTAATAAAAGAATATGGACGGTTATGTAAGAAGAAAAACATCTAAAAAAAATATCAAAAATAAAAGAAGTAAAAGAAAAATTAGAAGTAAGACCAAAGATTCTGATGTGATTATTCTACAAAAATCATCTAATTCTTCTAAAAAATTCATGGTAAATGTCAATGGAAAAACTATTCATTTTGGGGCAAATGGTTATAGCGACTTTACAAAACATAAGCAGAAATCCCGCATGTTTAGATATAATATACGTCATAGATCAAGAGAAAATTGGGCTAAATCTGGAATATATTCCGCTGGATTTTGGGCGAAATGGATTCTATGGAATAAACCTGGTTTTAGAGATTCAATTAAAGACACAGAAAAGCGATTCAAAATAAAAATCGTCTATAAAAAATAAATATTTTTATACTTAAAATGTAGTATAAAAATTCACATTGAATTTCATAATTTTTTTTATATTTTTAATTCAAACTGGTCCAAGATTTCATTTACTTGACTAGATGAAAGATCTGGATTCAATTTATATATTTTAGTAGGATCTACAACTTCAGGTATAATAATAATTTTAGGTACCGTAGGATCAGGTGTAGAATCGGGTGTAGGATCGGGTGTAGGATCGGAAGTAGGTGTAGGATCAATTTTTTTATTCAATAAATCGCTTTTGGTTATTTTTAACCCTTTTACCACATTAGTAACTGTGCAATTTGTTCCATTATTTGTAACAGGAGTTTTCACGTTATCATAATATACGTTATTTACTTTCACATTTGCCGCTTTCACATAACTTGATCCGCTTTTATTATCTAGTAAAATGTTGGCTTCGTTGCATAATTGGATGTTTTCTATAACATGATTTGTACCATAAACGCGAATACCTGAACCAGAAAAATAACAGTTATTGACCTTAGTCTTATGTGAATGTCTTAAAACTAATTTACTTGAATCATTATTTTCAAAAATACAATTTTTAATAGTATTTGAAGAACATTTGACTGATACTACTTCGGGATCACCAAGGCATTTATTAAAATAACATTGATCGATGACACAATTGGCGTCATTTTTCTCATATTGACTTGTAGCTAATCTTATCATTTCCCCTCCGTTTGGAGTGCTCAATTTATTAAAATTTTGGAATGCACAACATTTCACATAACAATTCAATGGGAAATCCATTCTGAGAAATACACCATTATTAAATTTTCCATTTAATGCTGAATTGAAAAGTTGGAAATTTTTAGCGCTTGTTTTAACACAAATATAATCAGCGTCGGAAACACCGCATCTAACATTAATCATGCTGAAATTTATAAGTTTCAAATTTTCAGCGGCAATCTCAACAAAGAAACTTGGAATTTTGAAATTTTTATCACCATCTGTAAAATAAATATTGGATAAAGAGAAATTTTTACCGCTTATTTTTAAAGTAGAAGATCCTTTTAGTTCAACGTTTAAAACCAAAACAACTTCTATCTTTGAATCAAAAGATAAATTTATTTGCAAATTTTTATCTGTGACGATATTTTTATCTTTGTTGTATAAAATACAACTTGAATTAACAGATTTCGCTTTATTTAATACATCTTCATAATTTGAACATATAATAATAGGAAGATTATTGAATTTATAATTCGAATAGAATTCGCTTACAGGGTTTAACAATTGTTCCATTTATTATAAGTAAATATTTTTATTTTATTATTTAAATAAAAATATGGAAGAAGAACAGATGATTATGGGTAAAGATTATATAATAACAAATAGGATAAATAATCTTTTCCGTTATAAAGGGTGTTTAAAGGAGATTGCCCATGATTTATATAAATTTGAGAATGATGTTGAATTTTATTATAATGAAAATCTTATAAAAAAAACACCTAGTATGACTTTTAGTTCAGCAAAATACACATTTAAACTTGATAATATAGATGAAGATGATGACACAGATGATGATTATATTATGGATGGTATTTATTATAAAAAGAAGATGAAAAAATTATATTATCGTCGTAAATCCATACGTATAAAGAAGAAGTCTCTAAAAAAGAAGTCGTCAAGAAGAAAATTAGTTTTTAAATAATTTTTTGTTTTTTTTTAACAATTTTTGTTTTTTCAAAAAAAAATGTGTGTGTGTAGACAACTTTTTATAGATTTTTTTTTAAATTTAAACATTTATTTTATAATTTTTAATATTATTTTTTCAAGAAAAATAAATTTTTTTTATGTGTAATACAAAAAACTTTTTAGTGTAATTTCAATTTAAAGGAATAATTACTTTAAGTATAAAACAAGTATGAAAAAGATTGAGTACTATAAAATAGACCGTGACATATATTGTTTATATATTTACTTCCCAAAAGATGATGAAGATTGGTTCAAAGTTGGTGAGTGTCATACTGGAGTTTTTTTAAGAGGTTTAAGTAATGACTACTGGACAGTCCAAAAAAATGATGGAAGATTTGTTACATTTTTTACATACAAAAAAATAGATAAAAAGGAAATTATGAGGCTTGAAAAAATGTTGATTGAATTATGCCAAGAAAACACTGATAAAGGTGATGCAGGTCGCGAAGTTTTTATTTTAAAAAAAGAAAAAAAATGGTCTTCAACAGAAGAAGTTATATCGAAAATTAAAGATTTTATATCTGAAAAATGTCCAATATTTGATAGTTATTTTGAAAACAAGGTTTCAGAAATTCGTAAAATTATGAAATATAAAATTAAAAATCTCACATCTGTAGTTGACTATGAAATTATAAATAATGATGATTCAACTTGTTTTATATGTGATAAACCACTAAAAAATATGCACAGAGTATTAATAAAGGTTGATGATCTAGAAATAAAAATAGACATAGGCAAAGACTGTTTCAAAAAACATTGTCAAAATGATAATATTTTAAAAAAACAAAATATTAGAAAAGTGGGACAATGTTTTTCGAAAATAAAAAAAAAGATGAATACTAAAAAATGCTCAGAATTAGATTTTGTAGATGACGAATCTGTTATTATAGATTCAGACGACGAATCTGTTGTAGATTCAGACGACGAATCCTATTTTGATTTGTTTTATAACCGTTTTTCATCTAATAGCGGATTTCCCAAAAAAGATATTATTAAATTAGAATTTGATTTGAATTCTTATAATTTAGATATTTTAAAAAAATATATATTATGGGGTGCTTTAAGTTATTTTTTTGCGGAAAAAGGTTCGTTTAGTTTAGAATTAAATAACGAAATGTTAGAATATATTAAAAACATTTTATATGACAAATATAATGATAATTGCAAAAAATATAGTGATTCAATAGATAAATACTTAGTGTTATTAAGTATATCATCATATCCAGAGGTTTTTTCTATAGAAGGTGATAATATTAAATTTATTCATACAAAATTGATTGATTTAATAGAGAATTTTAAAGACCTTTTACAATCCTGTGAATCAATAAAAGTAGATATTAAAAATTTGCTTGTTAAAACATATTCAAACGAACAACTTAAAGCTCTTAATAATAATAAATTTGTAACAGGTGTTCCGGGAGGTGGAAAATCTAAACTTATTACGGAGAAGATTAACTCGATAACAACATCTAAACAATGTTTTGTTTTATTCACACCAACTCATAGTTCAAAAGATGAACTTTTAAAAAATGATATACATGATGACAATGTTGTTAAAGTAATTCACTCTTTGAGTGAAGGTTATACTAACTATTTACTGAAAGTGAAATATAAAAATCGAAATGAAATAAATCTTATAATAGACGAATTCAGTATGTTTGATATAAATCATTGGTATAAAATCACATATTTTTTAGATATTTGTTTGAAATCTAAAAAAAAGGTATTTATATTCATTACAGGAGATCCTTACCAATTAAAACCAATTCATTTTTCTAATGAAACTGACGTTTTCACTTCATTTATTTCAAAAGAATCACTTGAACTGAGAAAAACACATAGAGGAGGCGGTTTAAATAATATAATTGAAAATAAAACAGAATTAACAAATGATCGTTTACAGTTGATTTATAAAGACAAATATAAAGAAGGTTCAAATGATGATTTAAATAAAATTATTGAAGATGAATTGATTGCATATGAAAAAAATAATGAAGAAATCAGTGTTTATATAACACCAACGAATAGAATTGTAAACTCAATAAATAATTCTATTTATGAGAACAAAAAAAAACAAAATTGTGAAAATTGCCCTCGAGATTTAAGAGTCGGTGATCTTTATTACTGTGATAATTGTCTTCATATGTTTGATTTTCGAGTTTGTGAAAATAAGGCTTACACCAAAAGCAAATTATGTGAAGATAAACTTTTATTAAAGATTGGAAATATTGAAGAAAAACTTTCATCTGAAGACTTTAGTAAAATTCAAAATAATACTACATCTATTATTACTACTATTAACAATAATAAAATAATAATAAACAAGTTTTCGGCAAGCATTATTTTTATAAATAATAACACAACTTATTATTTAAGAAATTCAAATTCTAAAAATTATGATCTGATTTCATATAATGGAGAAAAATATACAATTAAAAAAACCGAAAAAGATATGTATATATTAAGTAACAACATAAAAACTCATTATGTTACAAGATCATTTATAACCGATTCAAAAATTTGTCTTAGTTACGCGGAAACAACTCATAAATCTCAGGGTAGAACTTATGGTAAAACCATTTTTATACTAGAAGAAGATCGTCGAATTGATTGTAGAAATATATATGTAGGAACAACAAGATTTAAAACAAAATTAGTTGTTTTTAAAATAAAAGGTTCGGAAATATCATCTAATAATACAGAATCTCTTGAAAACAATAAAAAACAAGAAATTTCTTATGATTATGTTGGTGATTGGATATGTGAATTACCAAAAGGTAAAGGTAGAACTTATAATGAAATTTTAGAATATGACAGAACTGGATATTTGATATGGTTACATCAAAATTATAAAAAACTAGATTTCAGAATAAAAAAATGGATTGAAAACAAAATTATTTAATTTTTATACTAAAAATAGTATAAAAATATTTAAGTTGTCGTTAAACAAGCTAACTCGTTCCTAAATGTTGAATTATCACTCGACATAGTGTTTATTTCGTATATTGGTTCTTGATACATTCGAAATTTTTCTCCATCGTGAGATCCGTCTTCTTTCGTCCATAAAGATTTTCCTATATCATGAGTTTTTGTTTTCAACCCGCTTTCAAATAACAAATTGGTTAGTTTTTTCGCCTTTATATCTTTTTCACATTTACCGCTTTCAGTAAGTAAATTAAAAACACCTCTACTTTGATCAGTGCAAACGTAATTTAACAATCCATCATCATTTTTGAGAATATTTTTTGCAGCGAATTGAGCTATACCTTTCTGACCTGCTGCAATATCAAAACGGTCTAATTTTGCATTTATAATATCCTTAACTTTTTCTGTGTCATTAAAAAAATTTCCAATTGTAATATTATTGTTATTATTTTTAGGTTGCTTCGCAAGTTTAATCATTTCTTGATGTCCTTTACTGAATATATTATTTTCTGCTTTTAAAGAAACGATCTCAAAATTTAATTCATTAATTTCCTTTTTAAATTTTTCAATTTCAAGATCTTTTTCTTTTTTTAATTTTTCAATTTCAATATCATATTGGTCTTTTATTTTTTCAATAATTGGTTTAATTTTACATTTTTGCAAATGCCTTATAAAATTATTTTCAGAAAAGGATTCACTGCAAAAATCACAAGTAGCTAGAGAAATTAAAATTTCATTGTCATTTTTTTGTTGTTGAATGACTAAACATGATTTATTATTTTTTTGATGATAATTTAAGTTGCTTTTTGTACTTAATATTTTTCTACAGTATTCACAATTCATTTTTATTTACTAAAATACTTTTTTAAATTACTTTCTTAAAATTGCTCACCAAAGAGCAATATTGCTCTTTAAAGAGCAGCGTATATAAATATGTGATATATCTGAGATTGCTCTCCAAAGAGCAATATTGCTCTTTAAAGAGCAGCGTATATAAATATGTGATATATCTGAGATTGCTCTCCAAAGAGCAATATTGCTCTTTAAAGAGCAGCGTATATAAATATGTGATATGTCTGAGATTGCTCACCAAAGAGCAATATTGCTCTTTAAAGAGCAGCGTATATAAATATGTGATATATCTGAGATTGCTCTCTGAAGAGCAATATTGCTCTTTAAAGAGCAGCGTATATAAATATGTGATATATCTGAGATTGCTCTCTGAAGAGCAATATTGCTCTTTAAAGAGCAGCGTATATATCTGAGATTGCTCTCAAAAGAGCAATATTGCTCTCAAAAGAGCAATAAATCATGAAAAACTTGAAATATTAAACTTTAAACACAACTTTAAAGTGTATAATTGCATTTCAAGGTCAAAGTATGGTTCGGTGTGGTATATGTATTTTTAAAAATGAAAAAATGTGTGTGTGTGTAGACAACTTTTTATAGATTTTTTATATCTAAAAAAATTAAAATTAAAAAAAAAAGAAAAACTTGAAATATTAAACTTGAAATATTATAATATCTGAAAAATAATGAAGCCATCTTTTGTGCTTAATAAAAACATGTTTGTTAAAAAAATAACAAATTTGTTAAAAAAATAACAAATTTGTTAAAAAAATAACAAATTATTATAATATCTGAAAAATAATGAAACCATCTTTTGTACTTAATAAAAACATGTTTGTTAAAAAAATAACAAATTTGTTAAAAAAATAACAAATTTGTTAAAAAAATAACAAATTTGTTAAAAAAATAACCTTAAAAACAGTTTAAGAATGTAAAAATGTTTAAAGTTCAAACACTGGTTTATTTTTATTTTTTCAAAAAAAATGTGTGTGTGTGTGTAGACGATTTTTTTAGAAAATTTTTTAAATTCTAAAAAGAAGAAAAAAGAAGAAAAAAGAAGAAAAAATTATTATTATTAACTTGTTATTACGACTTACTTTTTCATAAAAATCATTCATATAAATTACTCAAAAAAACGATGATAAAAATCGAAAAAACATAAGAAAATCGATCCCAAAACGATACGAAATGTATCAAAAACGAACAATTTTTTATCTGAACACCATCAACGACGATTTTTTCTGATAAAACGATTTTTAAATTACAATAACAATTTAAATTATATTTTTCAAAAACAAAGATGTAATACAATTTAAATATCGATCTTTCAAAATCTATTGAAATTCGGTTTAAAAGACAATTATTATAAAAATAAAAATGTTTTCTATTTGCATAACAACTCTAAATAGATTCGATGATTTTTTGAAAAAAAATATCCCTAAATATTTAGAAAACGGATTGATATCAGAAATCATTATTTCAGATGAAGCCTCAAGTGATGATTTTAAATTACTTCAAGAACATTTTCCCGATAACGGTAAATTAAAATTACTTAAAAATGAAACCATATTAGGCCCTTTCTTAAATAAAATTAGATGTTGTAAAGAAGCTTCTAATGAATGGATAGTTTTATTAGATAGCGATAATTTTGCTGATATAGATGATTATTTTAAAATAGCTGAAAAATATATAGCATCTTCTTCTTCACTAAATATAAATGAAAAAACTATTCTATCACCATCTATGGCAAGTCCAAATTTTGATTATAAATTTTTGGCTAATATAATTTTAACAAAAAATAATATTAGAAACTATTATAATAATCCTATGTTCAATTGCTTTATCAACACCGGTAATTACATAATAAATAAAAATTTAATAGATACTCTCAATTTTGAAAAAGATATTGAGTTGATTCAAAAATCCAGTGCATGTGATGTTAAACTTATGAATACATTATTTCTTGAACAATTTGAAAATTTTAATATTCATGTAGTGGAAAATATGAAATATAATCATGTTGTACACGACGAAAGTGTTTACCTTAAAAACTACATGAAAACCCAAGATACAATAAACATAGTCAACGATAGATTTTATAAGTGTATATTTTAGCTGAAATCCTTTTCTTCCACTACAGTCCATTCTTTTGGAAAAAGTCTGATTTGTGAATTTGTAAGCATCCATTTCTTTGGAACAAAAATCGGACTTCGTTTTTCATGTGCTCCTAAAAATGCTCCCCACCAACTAAATGTTGAATTAGCAGAGATAGCTCCAGCTTTACATAACGTCATAAAAGTCAATGATGTCAATTCATCTTCGCATTCGAAAGGTTCAAAAAAAGTTGTGTCTTTGAATAATTCTTGTGATTTAACCCATTCTATATCGTCGGATAATAAATAAATTTTACGAACTGACGACGTCGTTTTTAATTTTTCAACACAATATTTATAATAATTCATAGGTTGAAGGAAATGTCTATCTGAAAAAGTGACATAATCCCCTCGACGAATATGTAAAAATGCGCTTTCAGATAACTCATCTTCATTGTATTTTTGTAAAAGTTTGATTTTAAATTCTTCAAGACCTGACAATAAAATAGAACGTATTTTATTTTCACTTGATTCAAGGACTGGATAATATTGATAGTAAGATTGTAAAAGTAAGCCTGCTTTAATAGAGGAACAATCCCAAGGTTCAAATCCTTGATCGTGGTTTAGACAATGATAAGAATAATTCTGGAAATCGTTTAGTCCGTTATTATAAGATTGATTTACATGAGTCCCTAGATTTTTGAAAATATTATTTTTGTATTCAATCGTGCTGTGACAATTATTACAATTTGAATTATTGAATAAATATAAAGGGCATTCTAAATGTTCAGACATTACATATCCAGCGATATTTATAAAAATTTGATTTCCCAAACCTCCTTGTGGTAAAGGGATTATACCTTTTTCTTTCGACATTATTATTTTATTTAGATATTTTTTTATTTTTTAAATTTAAGATAATATCTATCACATTATGAAACATCTTATCATCAAATTCCAATGGATTTCATATAAAGTCACTATTACATCCTTACAACTTACTTTCTTTTGCATGACTTTCTTTTGACCAACTTTCTTTTGACTGACTTTCTTTTGATTGACTTTCTTTTGACCGACTTTCTTTTGACTGACTTTCTTTTGACTGACTTTCTTTTGACTGACTTTCTTTTGACTGACTTTCTTCTTTTAATTCCTTTATCATTTGGTGGTTTTTTATCTTTCCCTTCAATTTCATATAATTTAAAAGGCTTTACTTCAAAATCTTCATCTACAAAATAATCTTCATCTTTATAATCATCTAAATCATTCAAAAAATTTGGATCCACCCCAAGTCCCTCTTCATGCTCTCTCTTTCTCTTTACTCTCACAAAATCTAATATGTTTTCCCTTTCATTCACCCACTTGACTCCGCTCCCGCTTCAGGCCCTCTCTTTCTCTTTACTCTCACAAAATCTAATATGTTTTCCCTTTCATTCACCCCACTTGACTCCGCTCCCGCTTCAGGTTTCCATTGTGTTTTTGTTAAGACGATGCCTTTTTGTTGATTTATTCTTCTCAATTTAAATCTACAACTATTTTCAGTTCTTTTTAATCGTTCAGCTATTTCAGACAATTTATAATTATCAACTTTCAGTTCTTTGAGTAATTTCACGTCTTTATGTGTCCAAGGTTTTGTTTCCGTTTCCTTTACCATTCCCATTCTTGTCCATTTAGATGTACAACTATTTACAGTTCTTTTTAATCGTTCAGCTATTTCAGGCCATTCATATTCATAAGATTTCAGTTCTTTGAGTAATTCCACGTCTTCATGTTTCCAATGTTTTGTTTCCGTTTCCGTTTCCGTTTCCGTTTCCGTTTCCGTTTTCGTTTTTCTTTCCATTTTTTATTTATAAAAAAATATAAATTTAAGATAATTTAATATTATATCTATTTTTTTCGTCATTTGTTAAAAAATATTCTAAACGATTTGGATTCATTGATATCATTAATAGATCATCTTTTATAATATTACATGTTTTTTTTGCTAAATACCTCTTGTATTCTTCTGTGAAATCATTAATCATAGGAATTTCAAGAAAATCTGATTTTTCAATATAATCTGTATTTATTTTCAAAGCAACTTCTTTGTCATATAATATTTGTTTTAGTTGTTGGTCGTTTGAACAAAAAAATATAGTTTTAAACCCATCATTTTCTCTAGATTTCCCTAAAATTTCATGGCAACTACAAAACGCCAAAAATTTTAAATTACCCTCTTCAATTTTATCGAATAAACTTACTACGATTTTAAAATTCAAAATTTTATGGTTTTGTAATAAAAAATATAATGGAACCGGGTTACATTTCAAATTCGTATAACAATTTCCATAAAGTGTCTGTTTGCAAATAAAGATTTCATTTATATATATTTCAATATCAGTTGTGTATTTACAATAAAATCCTATTAGATAATCAAGATACCAATCTGCTATTATTTCCTTTTTCATTTCGTATTGAAAACATTTATTTTCAATTGACTTGTTAATAGTGATTTCAAATAAATTTAATGGATTCAAAAATTTATGATGGTTGATATTGATATTTTTTCTCAAAAATACATTTTTAATTTTACCCATCTTGTATTTGAAAACATTATCTATATGATCTATTTTTCTTTTTGCAACATTACCCATTTTTATTAGAATTTTCAATAATTTTAAATTGAAAATTGAAAAAAATATCTAAAAACCTTATGTAAAACAACAAAAATGTCAACTATTATGAAAGATCTCGGAATTCACGAAGTTATTGAATATCACACCAATGATAAAGGTGAAAAAACTAAAACTATTAAGACAATAAAGAGATTCTCTATACCTGTTAAAAAATACGAATCTGCTGTAAAACGTCAAAATACATGGGTTAAATTTGGAAAAGCAACTTGTGAAGGTAATGAAAAAGTTACTTTCAGATCAACTGAGAATATATTTATGGAACCACCATCACCACCTGGAGGTAAAATTAAGAAAGGTGAATCTATGAAGTGTAGACATTGTGATGCTGATCATTGGACACGTGTTTGTCCAACATTGAATGAAAATAAGCTCGAAACAACAACCCCTGTTGATGTTGTGACAGAGAATAAACGTGATAAAAAGATTGAAAGTAAAGACCACAAAGGGGGGGGAAAGGATAAACCCTCTTATGAAAAGAAAGTTTATAGTGAATCAAGCAAAACTACAAAAACAATCCTTATTCAGAATGTGAGTAAGGATATAAAAGAATATGATATACATGAGTTATTATCTTCTACGAGGTGTCATATTTATAAAATTTTCATACCGAAGGATTATCAATCAGGTGATTCAAGAGGAATGGCTTTTGTAGATGTGAAAAATATTGAAGAAGCCAATTCAATCATTTCAAAATATGATAATTTCGGAATAAATTATCTTCGAGTTAAGATTTCATTGGTATGAATGGATTTTTTTTTTTTTTTT